CAAGTCCCCTTCCACGCTATCATAAGCCTGCACCTTCGTATTAAACACATATAGCTTCTTTGTCTTCCTGTCTAATTTGTATAGAAGGGTTGTGTCAGATGCTGGATAGCTGTCTGACTTGAGCCAGATTGTATTGTGTTCAATGTAGGTGCAAATTAAGCGTAGAGAATTAAGTGTGTAGACAGCATCTGTTTTGAATTGGATAGTCATGATTGGTTGTCCTTTAGGACTGTATCCTGAAAAGGTTAAAGCCCCGAAGGGCTTATTTCAGATAACCTTCAATCTGGTTAGGATCACAAGTCATCATCTTACTCAAGTCTGTGCCACGAACACCAGTGAAGCCCATGTTGTGAAGTTGTTTTAGAATAACTTGCTTCTGTTCTTCAGAGAATTTAGCTTCAAAAGTCTTTGTAACAATACGTACTGCACGACTACCTGACACAATGCTAACATTCACTTTAAAGCCAAGAGTCTTCATCGCTTCACGAACTGCTTGGGAAGCTTCTTTAGTGGTAGTGTACATGGTGTCTCTCCAGAAGGTTGTTTGCTTTCAATAGAGCTATATTATTCTGATTCACTAGGCTTTGCAAGCAATTTCTTCACGTTTTCTAAAGATTTTCTTACGTCCCTGTCAGCCTTTTGAAGCATCAGTGGTGAACTGTCGAATGGTCCTATATCCTGAGCATCTAGGTAGAATAGTTGAATTTCCACTTGACGTGCAAGGTCTTCATATGCTTGTTTCAATCCCTTATGCATTTCTATCATCTTCACAAGGTTCTTTAGGCATTTGCATCCAATGAGTGTAGAATTTAATCTGTTCAGGACGTTGCAAGGATGTCCACTGAATGGCCGTCCAGATGCTATCACCATAGGCCAACACCTGCCCACGTTCATCTGCATCAGTTTTGGACGGTTGGATTTCGGATGTTTTAAAGTAGTACATCTGTTTGTGTTCGTTCATTCTTCCCTCCAATTCCTTTTACTCTCCCTACTCATCCTCCAACCTCGCTTAACACAATTACCCTTATTGTGTCGTTCGCTGTGTTCGTCTGGGTAGTGCTCTAGAGAATGTTTGCTAGGACGTTTACGTTCGTATTTTTGGAATGTGTCTTGTGTGTAGTTCATTTTTACACTGCCTTAATAATGTAGCCGAGAGATTGCGCAAGGTAAAACCCATTACCTACCATAGCTGCTAGTAGAGTAAACTTCAAAAACACGTTCAACCAAGTACTACCTTTCCAGATAAGACCAAGGAAAGCAAATACAATAAAATTAAAACTCATCAGTAAAATCATTTCCTTCTCCTTAGCTCAATGTTTGGCACTATGTGCTTGTACAGCATTAACAATTACGTTCCAGACCTTCCCCTCACTGCGGTACAGCTTGAAGCTAAGGAATCCTTGTGAGATGAGGTGTTCGATCTTTAACAGTGCGGAATCTAAGTTGTTGTGTTGGCTGCTCATGTTAAATACTCTTTTCTATTTCAATAGTCTCTCTGATTGCATCAACACTGACGTGCAAGGCCAATGTTTCCATCATAATTGCAAGCTCTTGTAGCTGATCAATAGTCAGAGAGATATCAACGATAACGTCTTCACTGGTAGACAGGGTATGAAAGGCTTTTGCCCACTGCATTGGAGACTTATTCATGTTACACCTCTTTAAGAGTCTGGTAGTAGGCTTTCACCTTATGCTTGAATTCTACAAGCTTTCTAGTGGCCTTGCAAGTGACTTGAAGAATCTTTTTAAAAGAATTTCCGCTGGACAAACTATCGATCCAAACCACACCAATTTCTTCATATTCCTCTGAAGCATATCCGTCATTAGGTTCAGGGCTAAAGTAGTTTGTGTAGAGTGTTTCTGCCGTGTCTTCAGGCATTTGTACAGGCTTTTGAGCTACGGCTTTGCGATACAACACTTCAGCACGTTGAAGCTTCGCTACCAGACAATCCCTCAAAAGGCTGTACTTTTCTATCGACATCTCTTTGTTGCGGTAGCTCTGTTCCAGTTCAATCATCTGACTGCGTAACGTATTCAATCGTTTTTTCTGTGGAAGTATTTTGTCTTCAATGCTTACTTTAGTGACTGGTTTGCGAACTGGTGTAGGATCGGCATAAGCGAGCAAATTCGCTTTACCATTTGGTAATGTGTGGGCAAGATTTGCAGTGTCATTGACTGCATACATATCTTGTGGGATTTCTTCAGTCGGACGAATTTGTTTACGGAGGTGCCAATAGTCGTGACCACTGAGCGACCTTGTGAGATGAGTGGCCTCAGACTTCCACTGTCTACCATTCCTCGACAAACCTTGCCAGTCATCGTAATCACCTTGAAGGGTGCTATCACCATAGCCGCTACGTCCTTTGGATTGCCACATTTCACACCTCTAATCTGTTTCTTGTTTCGATGTGATGATTCTAACCCAACGAAAACAGGCCGTCAAGCGGCCTGTAAGGTTATTTATCAAGTTTTTCGTCTGGATACCAAATTGTAACCTCAGTCCACCATGTGTCCGATGTCCAATACTCTTTAATCTCAAAAGGTGTGCCCGCCATCTTTGCACGAATACATGCATCACGTAACACCTCTTCATTCTTGCTATGACGAGTGACTTTGCTTGTTACTTTCATTTGCTTTTCCTCACCAATTCACGCAAAAGGTCAAGTTCTTCTTGACGTTCTCTGTCTTGCTGACGTTTACGTTTGTTACCAGCACTCACTGCACAGCATAGCCAGACAAGTGCCCATGGGAAGAAAATTAAGGTAAGAATCGCATGAATCAGGTGCCAGAACGCATTCATTTCTTTGTCTCCACTTTAAGTGATTCAATCAATTTATTAGCTTTCACTATAACAGCATCTTCACTCATGTCAACATATGTAATCTGTGGAAGCAAATCAATAACATCCTGTAAAGCCTTGACAAGACGCTTTGTAGATGTCTTGGTTGTTTTGTATTGTGTGGTCATGTCATTTGCCTGCCTTGAGCCTTTGGATAACACACTCAAGCTGATAGATAGTGCTTATGTCGAGGTCTAGACTGTCTTTGTGAATGACTAGGTTCACACCATTAAAGTCAATACCGACCTCACCAAACCTTGTCTTAGCCGCCTCGGCTTTAGCATAAGCAATAGCATTATAGATGCTCATTCCTTTTGGTACATCTATCAGCATTTCCCATCCTCCAAAACATACTCAAAGTAAACAGTCCAGCCATCCACACCACTAGCCCGAAACATATGAACACCCTTGTCAGTGGTGCGAGAGATTTCACCAAACGCATTCATGTGAAACCAATACTCTTCCCCAGCCTTGAAGGCCACTTCACCAGTGTTCATAACGACAGATGTGTGACACTTGAGCTTGATCATTTTGATCTCTCCTAAAAATTATTAAGTAATTCAGATCGAATTACTGTGTCAATGATTTCCAGATCTTGGTTGTATTTATTTGCACAAGTTCCGGGTGCGATGTCTTGTTCACGAGGCTTTACAACAGAAAGTGCATAGTCATCTTCTAGAGCTACCAACCAGACAGGTTTGTTGTGGAAGTTAACAAACCAAACCAAGCTCTCCCAAACTGCATTAAATTGTTCTAATGTTCTCATGTTACACCTCTTCAGCAAAGTGAGCTTTGACTATATATCGAACAGCTCCATACTTCAAGTCAAGACGATCAGCCTGTTTACGAGCACGGCTGCGGTTGTCATAGACTTTGCCGACTTGAGCTTTGGTCTGAATGTCGATAATAGTGTAAGTGGTCATGTCCGTATTCCTTTGGCTTGAGAAGCTTTTTGCTTCCCTCTTGTTTTCAAGTATAGAGGTTTGGCTGAGCTTGTCAAGCATTTATTTCCACCCAATCCCTAAATCTTTCGCTACACGTCTGCACAAATCACCTAACGATTTCGAATGTGCAACCACTTCTTTCCCGTCTCGAAGCTCCCATTGGTTTTCTCTCAAGTCTTTTGTGACAGAGAAGCCTGAGCTAGTGAGTTGAGATAGGATGTGGCTAGAGAATGTTGATTTCATTATTAATCAACCTTACGTTTTACAAACAAAAGTGTGCCGTCTTCCAACCATTCATACATTCCGTAGAGCTTTTCACCGTCGTAAGCCTTACCATTAGCAAAAGTAAGACGATCAATGTGACAGGTTGGAATGTGGTAAACCTCTGATAGAGAGTTCAATACAGCACCAATGCTGCCTGATTTGTAGTTGCCGTATGGCCCATTGATATTCATGTCTCTAATTCCTGTGTTTGTCTTTGATGTCTTGAATTCTATAGCTCAGAGCACAACCTGTCAACCACATTTCTTAAATTATTTTCTTACAGGCAAAGAAAAAGCCTCTTGGTTAGAGAGGCTTTAGTATAGATCAGATATAAGTCTCTACATTCTCTTCAACATAGCTTCCAAACTCGTTAGCCTCGTATCCTTGTGTGAAGCCTACACAATTACCCTCCTCTCCATTCCACTCTGTATAACCCTCTCCATCAACCGGACCAGCTACACAAGGTACACCGTCAGGAAACATTGCTTTGTTATTGAGGGATTTTTCACCGAAGTAGAAGGTGTGGGTTGGCTTGAACATGGTGTTTCTCCTTACTGTTTTGGTTTGTATGGATAGATAGTAAAGTGTTGGAGATAATCTGTCAACAACTATTTTGAAAATACAGATAAATAAAAAGCCACCCGTTGAGAGGTGGCTTTGGTGTACATCAATTCTGCCTAGCGATGCTACGGAAGGCTTCTTGCAGAGTCTTTTTCATTCGATGTTTCCCATCAACACGTTGGACCATGTAGCCCTGTTTTGACTTGATGATCAACCCCTTGAAGTTCCCAGCAACATCGAACACACGTCTTGTCGAATTGCCGCTGATGGGGCTGAACTCGCCTTTAACAGCTTTCACTTGATTAGCCATGATATTTACCCCTATAGGACTTAGGCTTTAAGGATGGGGAACACACGATTGCATTCCCTTTCTCTCTACATATTTCCGCTTCGGAGGAGAGGACTCATGTCTGTTGTCCCCTTCTTGTGTGATTAATACTAAGGCATTAGCTCATGGCTGTCAACCCTCATCACACAATATTTTTCAATCAGCATAAATCAATGATTCGCCTACCAATTTTTCTTCAATCTGCCCACAATCTTGGTAATATTTCTTGTCTTCATCGTTGTCAAATTCATAGCTGTCATCCACCCAAAGGTGTTGGTCAAGGTGTATCACCAAAGCATCTTTGCTATGAGCCAATGCTGACAAACAATCGCTACGAGCTTCACTGTGAGCAAAGGATTCGATAGCTTGCTTGATTTGCAGAACGTTTAAGTCAATGTTGTTAGTGATAGCGTTCATTTTATGTGTGCTCCGTTGTGTTGTGTGTCGTTTGTGAAGCAGATTTGTCTCCCTCTGTTTACAAGCTTATCTTAAGCGCAGCGGATTGCAAGGAGGATTTTAAAATTATTTTGAACTTTTTGCTAGTGCAGCATCTGCATCGAACATGGCATAGTAGAGCCGGTGAAAAATTGCACAGGTTGGATCTTCGTGGTTGTCCCCACCATTTTCATCAACGCTATCAATGCAAGGTGAATAGCTACTAGCCAAACGTTCACAATCCAGAACAACATCTCGAAAGCCGGAGAATGCTTTAGCCAAAGCAGCCAGACGTTTTTCAGAGTCGTTCCAAGCCTCTTCTAAAGCTTCGCTACTAGCTTTATATAAATCTCGCTCTGGCGTAAGGATCGAAAGCTCCTCACGAAGATCGTCGCGCTCTGCAACAAGTTTGTCAATGTTCTCCGCATGTTCTTTAGAGACAACACGAAACTCTTCAGCATCTTCTGTCATAACCTTATCTCCCATTATTCCCATCTATTAAAACATCCCAGTGATGGCATGCCACTTTTCTTCTACGAATTGTACACCGTTATAATAGTTTTTCTCACTCTCTTCAGTGATCAATGCATAAGCGTAAGTCCAAGGATTTAGCCACTGCTCTAAAGCAGCAACACTATTCAGATTGCATGCATTGACAGCATCTCGCAATGCTTCCTTGAAATCTTCTGTCTCGCTTGTCTCATCCAAAGCTTTCTCTAGCTGAGTCTTTAGGATTTCTAGCGGGTTTGTCATTTATTTCTCTCCAGTTTATTCCAACGCTTAACGATAGCTGTCTCAGAACATTCATGCTGAAGCTTGAATTCACAATCACAGCACTGTACCCAAGATGCACACCACGTGCTGTCTATATCCAAATCTATCGATTGACATTCAGGGCATGGTTTAGGTTTCGGTTCTGACACAAAATTTCTCCTAATAATTCCTATTAATATATCCAACACAAGCATAGATCATCGAAACAATAAACACAAGCACAATCGCTGAAATAAATGTTGCTACATTTCCAAAGATTACTTTCAACAAGATGAACATACAGCCAATGATGAGAATTGTACAGAAGAGAATAGAGAAAATTGTAAGGAAATCTTTTAGGAATTTCATGGCTGTGGCCTAATTCACTTCATAGATTGGAGAACGTAGGGTTTGCATGAGTTCTGTGTAAGATAGCTCACTTGGCTCTTGGCGTTTACGTAAAGAGCTTTCTGCCCAAATAATCTCTCTGCCCCTATCTGGTTCTATAAATGGGGTGCAAAGTATATATCCCCTACCTTTGCCGGTGTTATAAAAGGTTCGCTGTGTAAGTCTGCATGTGAACTGCTCACCTTCATTGATTATATTCTCTACAGTGTATTCTCCATTATGCTGAGGCATGCTTTTGCTTTGTAGTATAACTAACTCACCAATTGAGAATTTAGCGTTCATTTATTCATCCTCATAGTAAAACTTTACTTTAAGCTTCCCATCAAGATTATGAAATTCTTCCCAAGAATTGTCTCCATGTTTTTCTTGCCAATAATCTGCAACAACATCTTGCAAAGCTTCGCCATACCGATCCAAGGCGATTTCATAATACTCAACCAAATCTTCACGTTTAGCATTCATTCCGGTTTCTCCTTAGAATAGTTCAGTTCACTTTCTTTCAAATAATGCTTCGTTCGGCGTAGGTTGTCAAAGAACACGTATAAACCTGTTTCAACATCAAGGCCTATTTCAAATCCCTTTACCCAATCACCCTGAACAAGACCCCATGCTTCGTACATAACTTCTGACCTATACATTTTCTTTATCTTTGATAAGAGGGTTGTTCAATACAAATTCTTCACATGCAGCTAGCCAGACGAAGCGTGCTTCTCGCAAGTTTTGCTTAGCTGTGATTAGTGCAGTGCTGTTATCCAAAGAACTTTTACAGGTTTTATAGTGCTTTTCTGCCTGTCTCAGACGTTCTAGCAACTCAGTTAACTCGTTCATCACATCTCCTAATTCTGTGGCTTTTCTACATGAATTCTCTGCATGCAATGTGTCTTGAATGCTTGAGCAAGGATAACAGCTTCTTTGCGAGAATTGGCTTGGATTGAGCCTTGCGGGATGTTGTTTATACTGATGGTATAAGTGATCATTTGTCATCTCCTTTCAAAGTAAATTTATCGTTATTCTTACAGTAAGCAGTAATCTCCTTAGAACCAGAATTAATTTTGTAAATCCCTTCACTAGACTTACACAGGTTGTTAGCTTCAAGAATCTGTTTCTGGGTAACGTCATTAGTGCCATTAAGATTTCCTGTGACGATACCAAACCCAAAAATTGCTGCCAAGAAACAGATAACCGCAAAACCTTCCATCACTTCTCTCCCATTGCTTTCAAGATGGCCTGATTAATTTCTTCACTAGAAGATTTGGTGTTCCCAATCACTTCAAAGAAGTCTTTCCAAGATTCTGACAAGTCATCCCATTCAACCTGACTGGCAGCTACAAATGCTGTCCACTTCAAGCTATCCTGAATTTGTTCAGCAGATGGGCGTTTGGATACTGAAACTGTTTTAGATTTAGCTGCCATTACAAATACTCCTTAGACAATTAACTGGGGAAAACCAAGAGGGTGTTCAGACGAATCGATATAGATCGGGCCTTCCCAAGAACCCGATACCAAACCCGGAAGATTGTTTGTAGCTTGTAGATTTTTCACATGCTCCCTAAGAGAGAACATTGAACTATGCTCAACCCACTCAAGATCTCCTTCGTAACCCCATTTACCACTTGGTTTGAAATAAAGCAGTTTAATTTTGCTCATAACATTCTCCTCATAAATATTGTCTTTCTGTGTTTGTATTGTGGACGGTTGTGGAGCATCTGTCAAGGAGAAATGATGGCAACTCGCCTAAAATCTCTACGAAAACTGCCGTGATCAAACGGATAAGGAAGCTTCATCCAGACGAAACAAGGTGTAATTTTGTACACTTTTCCTACATAGAGATAAGAACCGTTATCAGCTCCAAAGACGACAGTATCCTCCACTCGTATTTGTTTATTGTTTACGTCTAGCGGTAGATTAGGAAGCATTATTTTTCTCCTCATTAGAAATAAACCACTTACAGCCATCGTTAGGACTCTTGCACGTTACCACCATACATAAGAATGCCTGATACTTCGGCAAAGGTGGGCGTGTGTATCTCTCACAAGATTGTTTGGCGTTGCAGCCTGTGCCTTCACATTTGATCGATGCGCTCATTCTGTCAAATCTCCTTTAAATACAAAACAATGTTCACAAGCATAGACAAACAATCGCTGTTCAGTTCTATCTGATGGACAATCGCGTTCAAATGGGTGTTCTGTTGACTTAGCTTGAAGGCCTGCTGTCACCAACTCTTTACCACAAGCTGTGCAGATTGGTGTAATTTTAATATTAATTGTGTGCATTTTAAATCCACTCCGGTTGTTTACGATTTGACCACTCTACCTTAATCGGTTTCTCCCTGCAAGCCCAATCTGCAAATTTAACCCGCAAGTATTCTTGGTAAGCCTTCGTCTGATCAAACAAACCTAGCCGCTGGAAGCTTTCGGGCATACAGATAGCAAACGGCTCAAGCTCAGCTTTCTTAATATTCATTGGCAGCTTATCCAATACATTCAATAGCTCAGAAGTCTTATGAATCTTTCCTGTGCGGAATGTGTATTCTTCACACAGAGCTTTGAAGTGAGCATAGAGCCATTGGTAGTTGGCTGATGTTGAGCGTGACCAAACCGTACTCGGATGCTGGGAATGCGTGGGCTTATAACCTACCTGAACACCATCCAATGTGTGATGAACTGTGGATAAAATTTGTGCGCTCTCACATACCATTTTATTTAGCAAAATGTTTGGTAAATTGTGTGCTGACTGAATTGGGCAAGTGCTAGATACAAAGATATTCATGAGAAAGCTTCTGTGTGATTGGTTTATATGCTGATTTTAAGGCAAAAGAAAGCCCCAGTCAAGGGGCTAAGAGATTCTTTTTAGTCATTAACACGTAATGTGGCGACACGGATATCCCACCAACCTTGATCAGCAGCAATCAGTTCTTGACATTTCTGATTAGCAAGTTCTTTTGAGAGGTAGCAACTATCCGAACGTTTCTCCTCAAACGATGCACCATCGCCATCAATAAAGACTAGTTGGTAAACTTCATAAATAGGCATCATCAATCTTCCCTGACAATCTTAAAGCATTCAATTTTAGTGAAATCTGGAATGTGTTCACCGTTGTAAATCATTCTCCATGTTCCATCTGGAAGCTCGTCTAAGTGAAGCATACGTTGTTTAGTTCGTACTGCTGTGACTTTGGACAGTTCTAGGATGATGTCTGTTCCAATTAGTTCAATTGCTCTGCGTGTCATTTTGATTTCTTCTCCTGATACCAACCTTTCAAACCCCATATAGCAAAGCACCATGTAGCAATTGTAATTATACAAAGCACCCCACCAAAATTAAAAGCTGCTGAGCTTCCTTGAACCCAAAGGATTGGACACAGCCACGCAGACAAAGCTGTTAAAGCTACAGGAAAGAATATCACAATTAGAACAGTTCTGATGTTAATCCACATTATTTATCTTCCTCATATCTAGATTTATCACAGGACAAGATCATTTCAGCTTGTCCTTCCCAATTAAAGTTAAGCTGCTCTTGCATATCTTTGTAAGAAAACCCTAGTCGTTTCATAGCGTGAAGTGCTTCCTTACGAGCTTCTAGGAAATCTCCCCACCATTTGTAAGATTCGTCAAATTCTTTTAGTTCTTGTGTGTTCATTATTTTTCATCCTTTAAAAAGAAGAGTCCGACCCCAAAAATTATCAGCATTACTGAAGCTCCCCACATAAGCCAAGACAACAAGACTGCAAACACACCAATCGAGGTCTGTTCCATCTTATCAATGTCGTAAGGCCAACTAACTTCAATTGGCTTATTACCCTCACGTTCAAACTGACGATACAGAGAATCGTTAATACTATCCCCAAATACTTTACCAGTCAGCTTGTCACGGAACAAACCACGGACATTATAAGAATGATTTCCTTTGTGACTGCTGTGTGTGGCGTAGGTGTCGATCATCGTTGCATACCGAGTTTCTTTGTGTGTTCGCATCTGTCCGTAATCATAAGGCAAGAATGCTAGACAAGCAAGGATAATTCCTAAAGCAATTGTGATGTATTTCATATCAACCCTCCACAGGTGGTTTAGGCAAATACTGCCAATGTGTAATCTGACTCTTAGGGATTTGATTATAGTTTCCCCAAGCAAACCATTGTTCCTGACAATACCAACCAGATTGAAACTCACAAGTACAGACATGAATACCATCTGTAGCGATTACGTCGATAGAGTCAAATACTTTAGAGCCGTCTACGTTTAGTTCTGGTAGGCGGTGCACTACACTGATCCAATTACCACTCATCCAATATACTCCTCAGAAATTACTTCTCCATCCAAAACTAATTGGATTGTGTGAGACTCTTTCCATTCGTAAGGTCCAGTGCCTTCCATGTGCGATTCAGTTTTCACATTCAAGGATAGGTGCTCACGTAGGTATTGTTTTAGTTCAAAAATCTCATCTTCAGTCATATCATACGCTCATTTTACGTTGCATGATAGTTCCATCCAATTCTTTCCAAGCTGCACCGACAGGAACTGGAAGGGTGGAATTGAAACGCTTTCTGTAGCAATCACCCATAGTATCGCACAAGAGGTTCATGTGTTCAACCTTCGTAATGAACGAATCGTGCACAATCAAGATTGGATAGCCTTTCTCAATAAACACTTCAACCACATCCGACGCTAGATTACTGTCATGATTCTGCAACACCAAACCATAACTCTCTGATTTACAAAGGATATCTGCAAATTGAGGGTAAGCATTAAACACCATATCTAGAACATCAGAGCCATTACCCAGTGTGTATTGTTCTTTATCCTCTTTGCTCAGTTTATTAATGTGACGTTGAACAGCCCCACGAGCACCTTTGTAGTCCTTACTATTGAGCATCACATTAACGGCAAGCTTGACAACACCACGATCTACAGAATTGTTTTCATCTGGAATCATACCAGAATAAACATCTGTTGGCAGGTTGTCACGATCGATTCCGTTTAGCTCCGACGCAATAAGAAAATGTAGGTTGCCGTAATCGATTTCACAAACATTACTGTCATCGATGGTGATGTGCCAGCGACCATACAAGTCACCAACCTTATGCTGCAATCCTAATACATCCGCACGATAGAAACGCCCACCGTGATCAAATGTTTCATTGAAAATACGGCAGTAAATGTTTGTCATAATATCGCCATTACGGTCACGAATAATATGGCTTTCATTCAACACATTAAGATCCCGCACAACCTTAGACATACGGCGAAGACCGGAATTACTCCGAAAAACTGTTACTACTTTCTCACCATCTCTTAGCTCAAGCGTACCCAGCTGATCTACGTATTGCAATTGAGATTCCATCTTAACCTCTTCATTCCACAATTCTTTGAATTTATCTGTTGCTGTCATATAGCTACTAATACGACGTTCAATATCTTCATTAGCTTGACCAACAGAGTTCACAATATACCCGTTATCCTCAAGCCAGTCAACAGCTTTCTTTATCTTATGTACTGATAATCCTTTCTTACTCTCCACTTTCATGTATTTATCTCGTGGATAGACAAGCCTACTCTCTTTCTTGAGACAGCAGATAAGATTAGCAATAATAGAGTTAAGTGTAGTCTTATCTTCATAAGTCCACATACGGGTACAATTGACTACATCTTGAGATACCTTCATATCGTACATCAATAACTTAGCATTAGAGATATGATTAGTCTTATACAAGAGCAAGGGCTGATATCTGTTACTATCTTCATCTTGTTCAAGTACATCCCATACATCTTCTTCTTTCTCTTCCATCCTCTCTTCACTCTTATTGGGTATAAGGAAAGAGATATGCTCAAACCCTTACACTGTGTGGCCTGTAGCCCGATTTAACCAAATAAATTAGGCTGATTCACTCAAATTCAAGTACATATAATCTCATGTTCCACCTCTCAAACACAAGGTTGATTCCACTGTTTATTGAGTAGTTTCAGGAGAATTCACTAATCCTCAATCCCATCATCAAAATTCCTTCTCACCAAATACTGTCTCCACTCTTCATTTACTTCATAATCTTTCTTCGTGTGGTTGTCAAAGAATCCAATAGCCCAACCACTACTAGACAGAATACCACCTTCTCGGACATCTTTACCCCAAGATTCCTCTACATTCAGCACTTCACCTTGAACATAGGTTGATGCAAGATAGCGTGATTTACTGAGAACAACAGAGGAATATTTCTTTCCTGAGTGTAAATGTGTAACGTACCAAGCTTTAAGGTTGTTCATTAGTCATCTTCCCAGAACTCTTCAAGGTCTTCTTCAAACTCATAATCATCATAAGGACCATCCGCTTGTAGTTGTGCCTTACGTTCAGCACGTAGGTCTGCTTGGTGCCCTTCATCAGAATAATATTCTTCCCAGTCTTGTTCAGTCATCTCTCTTCTCCCTTCCAAATTACATCGTAAACAGGACACACATCAGACAACTTCCTGACATACGTATCATAATCCATAAAATTCTTAACCAACTCAAATTCTTGCACACCATGATAATTTTGGCTCAACCACGTAAGACAGGTCTTATCTTCAGACATTACTCCAACTTGTTCAGGGTAGTGTGAAGAGTCTACAACATCATAAATCCTGCCCTCAATAACCCCCTCACCGCAATTTTTAGGCCAAGTGATGAGGGACTTAATCTTCATGGTTTTCTCCTTTCCAGATAACATCATACCGAGTAAAAACATTTGACAATAGCTGCATACCCATATAGTAATCTTTTAAACCACTAACTAAGAAAAATACACCATCGTTACTCATAACGATCATCTCTCCCTCTTTCAGCTTAATCTTATCTCCCGTAGAGGCGTCGATTATTTTAAATTTCTTTTTCATCTCAACTGCTCCTTTTAGCCCATTCGATAGCTTTGACTAACACGTCACCGTGACATGCTTTAGGTGCACAATAGCAGGCTAACCTCTTACCGTCAAGATTCACCAAGTCCTCCCATGAAATCCTATCTTCCATGATTTCATTCCACAACCAATGACGGTAAGCTTCGATTACCCTTGTGCGCTCATTGTCTGATTTATCTTTCATTGGGAATGGATTACCAAATAAGGAGCCACGACCTATATACACAATGTCAGGATCGGACATATTTACTTTGTATTTGTTGACTACTGTTGTCATAATAATCAGCAGCTCTGCTGCCCCTCCTCAATTAATGTAGGCCAAGTATCCCACCTCCTTTCTGCCCTGTCAAGCATAAAATTGAATAAACTCACTGGAGAGACTCCCCTGAAGGAGCTTCCTGAAGCACTCCCTAAAGAGAGAGGATGGATTTCTTTGAAATGTGCTGTGATTTGTAAAATCACCCTTGACAGGGGTGGGGGATGTGTTAAAGTGTGACGTATTGAAAGCAAACCAACAGGAGAAGGAGAGACAAAATGAGTATTGCAAATGTAAACAAGGAATTGATGTCAGCTGGCAGGCTGTTTAAGGAATTTGAGAAAGTAGCTTGTGCGAATAGCGCTTCAGACTATCGTGAGGCTATGGTACTCCAAGACAACTTGACAGCACTACGTAACCAGCTTAATCTGTTGAATACAGAACTGGAACGTCAGATCAGGGAGCTTTCAAAATGAAGAGTGTAATTAGTCGTGGGTTTACAACTGGTGGAGAATATTTCTCATTTAGTTTTAATGGCAGGTTCTACATCAGGTTCTCAGAACAAGAAATTCTAGATCTTTACAGGAGCTTTCAAAATGAGTAAGTATGAAGTGAGAGAGTTACACGAATGGCACGCACCATACCGGTGGGCTGTACATAAAGACCGAATGATTGTGGCTCGATATACTACAGACGTTGAAGCTTACGCACACATGAATGATATGATTAACAGACCGGGGCTCTACTGTCAGGTCTGCTGTGCTAGACTGATGGTGAAGAATGTCTGCACAATTTTCTGCCCTAATAAGGGCTGTGGAGCCGAGCAATGAACCACTGGAAATTCAAAAACCTTGAGAAAAATAGACGCGCCAAGGTTCTTATTGGACTGCTATTTTCAACAGTAGGCGTCTTTGTACTGGCTTACTTAATCGATAAGGTGCTGGGATGAAATATGAGATAAGAGATCTTGATAAGTGGTATAGACCTTGGAGGTATGGTATCTATCAAAATGACACTCTATTGATGCAGTTCATGGAGTACGGTGATGCCTGTACTTACCTGATCAGCTTAGGGGATGACAAATGAAACTTACACAGCAAGATAAAGAAGAGATTTACAATAAATACATGGAATTCATCAATAGTATGTCTGACGACCTCGACACATTTTCAGAAGTCAGTCCTAAAGAGCTTGTGTATGCGGTATTGGGCTTGGTTGAGGATTACTGTAAATGACTTATCTTTATTGTCAAGCTGACGGCTGTGGGAGCTACGTGGACGACATGAGTTGTCATTGTGGTTGGAAGCAACCTGAAGAATACGAGTGTCCAGAAGGTCAAGATTATTTTCCAGTCACTGGCCTATTATTTGGTAACGAAGGTGTGGTAGACTTGTTCACAGATTCTGATGAGGATTACGCAGATGAATGAGAAAGACATGAAAGAGGCTTTGGATCTGTTGCGAATGTCTTGGCGATATGTGACAAATCCAACCCTACAGAAAGCTATTGATAAATTTCTTTTGAAATTCCCAGAGGATAAATCTGATGAGTGAAACACTGACTAAGTACCAAGCCACTGTGATCACAGGGTTTACAGGTATTGTAATGTGTGAATTTTCTACCTTTCATGCTGATGTAGAAAGTCGTTTTGGTAGGTCAGTGTGGACACATGAGTTTGGTAATGAGGGTTTCATGGAAGAAGTAAAAGAAATGTATAAAGATGAGTTCTTTCATTTATGCAATACTGAGAAATCAGAGTAAAAGAGATTACACAGATTCCATTTACAGATGTGTTCTTAACCTCTCAATGTCGCTGACATTTCGAAGAAACAATACACGTATGTGGTGTATGCAAGATTAATTTAAATATGAATTGGGTAGGGATGGGAGAGAAGTTATGATTACAATTGATTGGTTAAAATCACAAGGATTTAAACTTGAGCAGTACCCTGACGGTATGTTTTGGTTACTACGTAATCGTGAAGAATTGTTTCTTCAGGCAGATGAAGCCTTGACAAACTTCTCCTTGTACCAAGATGGTTGGGTTGATGATCATCTTACGAACGAAGAAGTTTACAAAGCTGTGGAACAGATGAAGGAACTGAAGGAGAAAAAATAATGAGCTACCTTGAAATGAGTGAAGAAGAAATCCACGATCTTGTTGAACGTGGTGGGTTGGATGATGATATGTTCTTTAGTCTGCATACAGAGGCTCTTGATGAGCTGAGTAAGACAGAGACAGCTTACAACGCTGTAATCAGCTATATGCTTGGTAAAGGTTATTGTGAAGAACCTCTTGAATTCCTACGCTGCTGGAATGAAGGTAACTTCGAAGCGTTGCGTGAAGAGTGGCCTGATGCACCAGAAGAGATTTATTTGGCTGATCCACTTTATAAGGGGTAACAAGTGATGACAGACTTATTGAATATTGACTTTATAAACAGCCTCCCTCAGCCGTTGTGGGTTCGCCAATGGGGACGTAAGGATTTCGATTGGCCTCTCTACGAGATTTGTGTAGAGACTGGTTTGATGCGAATTGATGTCTGTGGTAAATTGGATAACCTACACATTGGTGATGCTGCACAGTTTAAGGATGATAATGGAACTGTGTATGATAGTGAAGAGTTTTATTTGGAGGATGATTGATGGCTGTTATTGACATAAAGAAATCCTACAGACAGATCAGTCCTGAAGAGCTTCGCTCAGCAGCTTACTCGGGGATTGTTTATTGTGGGTTGAGTGATCTTAGCGACTTTTTAGAATATCTGTTTCAAGGAATGGTTTCTCAAGATGAGTTAGACAAGGCTGTTGAGGATGCTGAAAAATCTTACGACAAAGGCTATGCTGATGGTAAAGAAAACGCTGTTGAGCAAGCTATCCACTATCTGAGTAATATTTGAGGTGTTGACATGAGAGATTTAGGATTAGTATTTTTGTTTGTAGCATTCTGTTTAGCCTTGTTTTCTCAGGAACTCACTACTCAGATTAATAAACGATTTGACACAGTGGAAGCGAAGAAGTAAGCTTGAAGATCGTGGTGAAGAATATTGATTAGGGGGGTTGGTGTGAGTGGGCGAGACAAGTTCGCTGTCATTCAAACGCCATTGGGCTTTAAGATCAAAAACTGAATTGGAGAGGATGATTTGAGTTATATCAGAAAAGTAATCTCTCACTATACAGATTTCTCTGGTGAGAAATTATGTTGCCCAATTCACGGAGAGAACACACCATCTCTTCAAGTCTATGAGGATACAAACTCATGGTATTGCTGGGGTGCTTGTGGTGAAGGCGGTGATGAGATTGCATTTGTTAAAAGTATTGATGGTGTAGACTTTCCTGAAGCTGTAAAGAAAGTCTGTGAAATTCTGAATATTACCAAAGAGGAGCTTATGGAAAGTAAAGATAAAGAAAAGGTAGTTACTAAAGTCTCAGCAGAGAATGCTGAAGCTATGGACATTGAAGAAGTAAAGGAACTTATTCGTTCCACTGGATATGTGAGTCATGGCTACCGTGGGATTCGTGATGAGATCAATAAATTCTTTGGGCACCTAACTAAGCTTGATGATCAAGGTAATGTGCTCGCCCGCTATTACCCTGAGACAAACAACTTCGGTAAATTGACAGGCTATAAATGCAGAAACCACCCAAAGGACTTTAGTCACGGTAAGGTTGGTGCTACTGGCAATAAGAGTCAACTGAGTGGGCAGGTTAAATTCAAATCTCCTTCCAAATACGTGCTCTACGTGGGTGGTGAAGAGGATAAAGCTGCTGCATACCAGATGCTTAAGGAGAATCGCAAGGATCAAGAGTTTGACTCTATTCCTGTAGTTAGTCCTACATCTGGTGAAGGATCAGCAGCAAAGCAAGCTGCAATGCAATATGACTGGTTTGACCAATACGATATTATTGTAATTGGTATGGATCAAGATGAGGCCGGTATTAAAGCAGCTAAAGAAATTGCAGCAGTATTACCTAAAGAAAAACTGCGTATTGCTACATGGTCGGGCAAAGATCCTAACCAGATGTTGATGGATGGTAAAGAGAAACAATTTGTACGTGATTTCTACAATGCTAAAGAGTTTATCAACAGTGGTATTTCCTCATCTGGTGATGCTGAAGCTGGGCTTGCTGAGTTCCTTACAGCACCGAAGATTGGTCTTCCTCCTCAGTTGAGTAAGCTTGAAGCTGCAATGCGTGGTGGTATTAAGTCAACAGGTTCTGTTGTAAATATCATTGGCGATACTAGTATCGGTAAGAGCTTTCTCTCTGATACATTGATTTATCATTGGTTGTTCAATAGTCCTCGTGTACCTACAATTGTAAGTCTTGAGCGCACTAAAGAAGAGTTGACAATTGATTTGTTGTCGATGCATCTTAAGAAAAACCTGATGTGGTTCACAGATGGTCATGATGCTGTTGACTATTTGAATCAACCAGAAGTACAGATTCTTAAGAACGAGCTTCTTTACAATGAAGCCGGTGAGCCTCGATTCTTCATCATTGATGAGCGGGAAGGTGACATTGAACTTCTTAAGCGTCAAATGGAAAAGAGCGGCAAAGTAAATGATTCACGATTGATGGTGATTGACCCACTCACCGATTTCTTGCGATCTTTGGGAACAGAGGTTCAAGAGAACTTTATGATGTGGCAGAAGCTGCAAAAGAAGAACGGATTTGTGTTCATTAACATTCTTCACACACGCAAACCACCAACTGATAAAGACGGCAACGTTCGTAAAGTGACCGAATATGATGCATTAGGGTCCGGGACATTTATTCAGTCAGCAGACGTGAACATCGTAATCAATCGTGATAAGATGGCTAGCGATCCGATTGAAAAGAATACCACCTATGTTGATATGCCTAAGTGTCGTGGGGGTATCACTGGTGAGATTTGTGCGCTATACTATGACGCTGAAACTCGTCAACAGTATGATCGTGATGAGTATTTTAATAATCCGGTAGAAGAACCACCGCAACATCATGCGGATGAGATTGATTTTTAAGGAGAAGGTTTTGGATAAGAAGTGGTTTGAATCAGATTTTATTTATGACTTAGAAAGTTATCCAAATGTGTTCTCTATGAGTATCATCCATGCTTCCGGGAAACACATGCGAGTCTTTGAGATTAGTGATCGTAAGAATGAGATTGAAGGGGTTGCTAAATGCTTGCGGTATCTGGTTCAGAATAAATGTCGTATGGTGGGGTTCAACAATCTTTCATACGACTACACCCTTATCCATGAAATCATCAAGTCTCTCAAGGAAGCAAAGAAAACGGGTAAGGTTCCAAATATTACAGCTCAGAAGCTTTACAAGTTGACAACACAAATCATCACGAAGATGCAGTCTGAAGAAAAGTGGTACGGTATTAAAGAAGCTGACCACTTCATTCAGCAGGTGGATTTGTATAAGATCCATCACATGGATAACATGGCAAAAGCTACATCTTTGAAAATGCTGGAAGTGAACATGCGGTCTACTAACGTGGAGGATTTACCCTTCCCTGTTGGTAAGAAGTTGACAAGTGATGAGATTGATATTTTGTTGCATTATAACAAACATGATGTTAACGAAACTCTAAAGTTCTATTACTATTCCTATGAGGCGATTCAGCTTCGTAAAGAATTGTCTGAGAAATTTGGGTTTGACTGCACAAGCTTTAGTGATAGTAAGATTGGTGAAACTCTATTCATTAATCGTCTGGAGCAAGCTCAGAAGGGTTTGTGCTACGAGTACAGTAAACACGGTGGTCGTAAGATCAATCAGACTAAGCGTGATAACGTAAAAATTAAAGATTGTCTTTTTGACTATCTAAAATTTGAACGTCCTGAGTTTAAGGCTGTTCATGATTGGCTGAGTAATCAGACAGTGCAAGAAACCAAGGGTGTATTCAATGATTATGAAGAACATCAGATTGGAGAGCTTGCTAAATATGCTCAGATGAAAACCAAGAAGGTGTTGTTTAAGAATCGGTTGAATCTGGATAATAAAAATAAACCTAAAGCTGACTTTGATTTCACTGAGCTAGATCATCTAGAAGAACTTCAACGTCTGAAAGATGAATTCTTGAAAGAACATCCTATGGGATATTTTGAAGAGAAGGAGACTAAAACATCACGCTCTCATAAGCTTAAGGTGACTGCATTCTATCGAGTGGTTGAGGCGATCAACACAGTAATTGATAATAAAGTGTACGTGTATGGTACTGGCGGTATTCACATGTCTATTGAAAGTGAGACTGTGAGAGCGGATGGTGAATGGACTATTATCGACGCCGATGTCACTTCGATGTATCCGTCGATTTCGATTGCTAACAACGTGTACCCCGAACATCTTGGTATTACCTTCTGTAAGGTATATAAGGATCTGTTTATGGAGCGTGGTAAATATCCAAAAGGTAGCGGTCCAAATGGTGCAATTAAGCTTGCTTTGAACTCTGTGTATGGTAAGTCCAATAGTGAGTTTAGTCCGCTTTATGATCCGAAATATACATTAACTATCACTATTAACGGACAGCTTTGTCTATCGATGCTGGCTGAAAAACTGATTGGTCTTGGCTGTAAGATGATTCAGTGTAATACTGATGGCGTGACAGCTTTGGTTCCACGTAATAAAGAATCTGAGTATTATGAAATCACAAAAGCTTGGGAAAAAACTGTTGGACTTCAGTTGGAGTATGCTGTATATTCAATGATGGCACTTTCTGACGTCAATAATTATTTGGCTATTTATGAAGATGGTAAAGTAAAAAGTAAAGGTCGTTATGAAGTAGCTCACTTTGAAAAGCTTGGATGGTCTAAAAACCATTCTGCCATGATCGTACCAAAGGCTGCGTTGGATTATATTGTCTACGGTAAGGACATTGAAGAAACCATTCGTTCACACAAGGATGAATTTGACTTTTTACTCCGCGCCAAAGTACCTCGTAGCTCAAAGTTGTATCTGTGCTATGAAGATGGTCGTGAGGTCCAACAACAGAACATTTGCCGCTACTACCCATCTGAGAACGGTGGTAAGCTTGTAAAGCTGATGCCTGCATTGGTCGAAGGGGGTGAATGGCGTAGACTTGGGATGGATACTGACTGGACGGTAGAGACGTGCAATAATATTGCTGAATTTGACTGGAATAAACTTAACTATGATTATTACATCAAGGAGGCTCAGAAGCTGATTGATGGTGTGGGGATGAGGAAAGAAATTGAAAATAATGCTTTACAGGTTGATGAAATCGTGTCAGAATTGATGCATGAAAAATAAAAATGGGATAAATAAATGAGGGGTATAAGTAAGAACAGAGGTCTGACATATGGTCTAGGAATAAATGATGCAGATTATGTCACTTGTAAGACTGAAAAGTATATGGATGCCAATGGTAAACAAAGGCAACGGCAAATTTGGCATTGTCCATTTCACTTAGTCTGGACTAAATTGATTTACAGATTTAGTCCAGAATGGTTAAATAAGTATCCGACCTATGAAAATGTAGATTTATTTTCCGATTGGATATACTTTTCAAAATTTAAATCTTGGATGGAGACACAAGATTGGGAAGGTAAACAGCTAGATAAAGATTTGCTTTCAGGAGAAAATAAGATATACTCACCAGACACTTGTATTTTTATTCCACAAGAATTAAATAAGTTTCTGATAGATTTTCAAAGGAAAGGTCAGAATTCAGAACTGCCAAAAGGTGCCTACCCAACAACAAGCGGTAGGTTTATGAGTAAAGTTTCTAATCCTTTTAGCGGCAGATTAGATTATTTAGGCTATTTTGATACAGCTGAGGAGGCTCACATTGCTTGGAGAGGAAGAAAGTTAGAGTTCGCCCTATTATGGGCAGAGAAGATAAATGATGAACGAGTAACAAAATCTTTAGTAAATAAATATCAAAATTATGAGGAATCAAAATGAAAAATGCAATCTACGCAGTAATCGAGAAAGCAACTGGTCTGACTCTTGAAGCAACCACTACACGCGAATCTGCACGAGAAATTAAGCGTGAGTTTGAAAGTTATAACTCTGGAAATCAATTTCAGATTGTACAGTTTGTTAAAAGCAAAGTAGTACGTTAAGATGGGCAGCGTAACCTTACGAGACACAGTAGAAAAAGTTGGTGATGCGTCAATCTCCACTGTAGAATATATCTTCTCAGATATCCAAGACTTTCTACTTTGGGAAGCCAGTAAACGAGATGCTATGAATCAGGCTGTGAAGAGCTTTGTTGATAGTCAATTGTTTAGTGGGTTTGATGCTACAGAACCTGTTGAAGAAACGGCTGTAGTGGATATTAATGTAGGGAAGAAGGAGACGAAACATTGAAAGAATTTAGCTTCGGCTAGATAAACGAGTCTTAAAATACTCAACGTAAAAATGTGAACTAAACTATACACAACTAAATAGAGAAAATTAAATGACTAAGAAAACAGAAGTGATTGTTCGTGATCTGCCTAAATCGGGCACCTTGGAGACAGCTAATGTCTACATCAAAAATGCTGTAGTGTTCTATGCAGCAGTACACGAACCGAAACTTAAATACCAATCACAGGAGAAAGAGTTTAGCGCAACTGTCTTTGTGGATGAAGAGGCTAAAGATCGACTGCTTGACGAAGTGATGGTTAACAAGTCCTTCTCTCAAGTTGGTATCACCAAAACTTCTAAGCCACCACGAAAAATTAAATTCGCATTGTCTTCGCAAGTTGAAGAAGGTAAAGCAAATTATGATCTGGTAGATGGTTTGTGGGGCTTCAACATTGCCAAGCCTGAGTTTAGTAAGAAGGGGCTGCCGATGTCTGTTAACGTGATTGACGCAGAAGGTAATGCATTCACTGAAAACGTGGGTAATGGTTCTGTCGTTAATCTGAAGCTGTTTGGTTATAAGAATCAGGACGGTCAACTTACTGTTACATTGGATACTGTTCAAGTGATTGAGCACGTAGCTTATGAAGGTAAAGGTTCGTCTGATTCGGTTGATGATGATGTCTTGGGTGTTAGTTATAAGGTGAAGAAAACTGAGGCTAAGCCTGCTGAAAAAGAAGAGGAAGCTCCAGCACCAAAGGCTAAAGCTGCTCCAGTAGAACTGGATGAAGATGAGGAAAGTCTGCTCCCGTTCTGATCTAACAACTAGTTCAATATAGCTGCCCGAAAGGGCAGCATCTTTTAAGAATTTAAGGAGAGACAAATGCAACTTACAGAAACAGAAATGTTTGTTATCATGACAGAACGATTCTACAACTACCAGAATGCTTCTGAGTTTAAAGAACAAAAAGCTTTCGCAGAAACTCTTAAGTCTTTTGTAGAGCTGTTCACTAAAGGTCATTCTACAATCAAACCTAAAGAAGATCCGAAGCCAACAGATCCTTACGCACTTCTTTTGATGCAACTTGCTCAAGCTACAGTGGAAGGTAATCTAGAAGCTGTGACTGTATATTCCCAAGCACTTCAACGCATTTAATTAAAACTAGGAGAGACAAATGACTGACACAAACGTAATCGTAGTAAACACCGAACTAACCAAAGGTTACTTCACTGAGCTGGCTAAAGTGATGACCAAGATTGAAGTAGAAAAGATTCGTGCAAAAGAGATTGTAGATACAGCTAAAGAATCTGGTATTGATGTAAAGCTTCTCAAGAAGGCTGTTGCTCTCTATGTCAAAGAAAGTTTTGAAGAAACTGTAAAGCTCAATAATGATGTAGAAGAGTTTTACAAAGCTGTAACTACTGTTTAAATTGAATGGGCTCGAAAGAGCCCTTATTAACAAATTAACAAGAGGAGAAAGTTATGGGTGTTGACGTTTCCGCAATGACATATATCGGTAAGTATGTAGATGATGCAGAACAATACTTTATTGATAAAGGTCTACTGCAAGAGGGTGAACTGGAAGAGAAGTATTATGGTGATATCGGTGACATGGAGGGCTTCCCACTAGAAGCTCAAGCGATTAGTTATTACTCAGACCAAGGTTACTATGTTGGATTTGAAGTGTATCCTTCTAGCTACAAAGATTTTGATGGATTGATTGCTAAGTTCAAAGAGATTACAGGTGATGATGCTGAAGTGTGCTCTTTTGAACAGTGGCATTGAGGAGAGTTTAGAGTGACTTATGAACTTGTCTTACTGGATGCGGATACTCCCGTTTTCAAGGCTGCAAAGTCTGTGCAACAAGATTACATTATCGTAACCCGTAAGTCTGATGGTGCAACAAAGCGATATAAGAATAAAACTGAGTTCTGGGGTCATCACAAAAAGAAAGAAGGTGGTGAGCTTGCAAAGAACAATCTTATTCGAATTGAACGTGGTCTTGAACCAAACAAACCAGAAGATTACGAAGTTGAAGAATGTGCTGAGTTGGTTCCTGAAATAGAGGATCACGTAGCAGCAGGAGTGGAGCAATTTGACCGTTTCGTTGGGAAAATTAAGGGTCTAAACCTTGCTGAAGACTACAGGCTAGGCATTGGCGGGAGTGGTAACTTTCGCTACGAAATAGCCCAACAATTACCCTACAAAGGCGCTCGAAAGGACAAGCCACTTCTGTTCCTAGAGATTAAAGAGGCTATCATTAAGAAGTACCGAAACAAAGTTGTAGTCGTAGATGATGAGGAAGTTGACGATTGGTGTTCAATCAAAGGTTATGAGAACTACAAACATTTCCTTAAAACTGGTGAGTGGAAGTACGTCCTTGGATTTCTTGATAAGGACATCAAACAAGTGATTTCTCCACAGTTTAACTTTGATGATCAGTTTCCAGAAGTTATTATTCCAACACCGTTTGAGGCAGCCAAGTGTTTTGCAAGTCAGTGTCTGAGTGGGGACTTAACCACCGATAACATTCTTGGGTTACCAAACTTCACCAAAGAAATTCAAGAGAAGTATAGTTTGGGTGGAACACGAGGTATTGGCAAAGCAACTGCACTGAAGTATCTTGAAGGTTGTGAAACTGTTAAAGATTTATTTGAGCGAGTCGTTGAAGCTTACAAGAGTTACTACGGTACTGAGAAACAAGAGTTGGTGTCTCATGACGGTAAAGCTTTGATGTGGGATTATCTGGACTTTTTGCAAGACAGTGCCCAGCTTCTGTATCTGCGGAGGGAGGAAGGTGAGATGTATCATATTTGTACAACTTTGGATAAATTGGGGATTGAATATTGACGGAAGAAGTAAAATGCTATTTGTACTGGATTAGGACGGAGGAAATGACTGACATCTTTACACAAGGTTATGTAGGTATCAGTGTGAAACCAGACTACAGGTTCTCTCAGCACAAAAATAAAGCTAAGGTTGGTAAAGTTTATAACAAAGCTTTCCTTAAGGTGTTGAAAGATGGGACAGCAATTCAGCAGATTATGTTGATAGGCTCGGTAAGCTATTGCAAGGAGGTAGAAAACAAACTGAGACCTTTATTTTATATTGGTTGGAATGTTGCTCCCGGAGGGGGTGCTGGTGGAATTTATAAACACGGACTGTCAGGCAGTAAAATCAAAGGTATATATTATAATATACTTACAAAGATAAGAGAATCTGGGGCTAGGCTTTGTGATGAGTGGAATGACAGTGAAAATGGACTTGTTAAATTCAGTGAGTTTTACGAAGATAACGTTGGTAAGAATCAATGTATATCTATAGCAGGATTAGACTTCATTGGTCCCAATACTGTTAAGATACAGAGTCAACAAGAGGTTGTTGCAGATACTAAAAGAAGCTTACTTTTTCAGGGGGAGATCTACACTTATAAAGAACTTGGAGACAAGTTTGATATAAAACCAAATACTCTTGTATGGCGTCTGCGAAGGGGTGAGACTTTAAACCAAGCTTTACGGCTTGAAGATAAACCCAAGCGTACTGTTAGGTTAGGTAAGCGGGAGTACGTATACAATGGAAGATTAACAGAAGATCAACTGATCATTTTTAAAAATGATGTAGAATCCGGTATCCCTTTACTGCATCTGGAAGACAAGTTTGGGATGGACTCAGGTAATCTGAGTAGGGTTGCTGCTAAACTAGGGATAAAAATTCCAAGAGTTTTTATGGAAGATATGTTGGGTGGAGAATTTGAAGTGGTCTCTCATTCAAAACTTGATGTGGAGTCTTACGAGTTAGCTAAAGAATTGCTTTTAAACGGCACTCAAAAATACAAAATAGCTGAGGAATTGGGCATCACACCTTCCTCCATGACAGATGTTTGTAAAAGATTAAGATGGAGTGAGTATGTCGAACAGCAAAGAGCCTTGGGGTGAGGGAACACCTTGGAAAAACTCAGTGGCTTTCTTTACTTATCTAAGGGGGTGTCTTCGTAAGGCTTGGTCAAATAACCCGATCAAACACAACCTTATTAAAAAAGTTCGGAAACAGATTGAGAACCCAAATCCTAACGGAAAAAAGAAAACAGTATTTGGCTTTACCTGTGAACTATGCCATAATGATTTTGTCTTATCTCAGGGGCAGGTAGATCATAAAACACCTGCTGGTAGTCTGAGAAAAACGGAAGACATTCAAGGATTTGTAGAAAGACTGTTGTATGTAACTGAAGACGACTTGAGGTTGATTTGTAAGGGTTGTAATAGTTGTCTCAGCTATGCAGATAAAGAGGGTATCACATTCGAGACAGCAAGGGTAGAGAAAGCTGTAATTGAAATATGTAAGAATAAACAAGATAAACAGTGGCTCTTAGATAAAGGTATAACTCCCCTAGGAAATGCCAAACTAAGGCGACAACAAATTACTGAGGAGATGTTGAAATGACTAACAAAATCACTAAAGAATTTCTATTTACAGAACTGAGCATTAAAATTGCAACGTTAGAAATGAAGATAGATAAAGTGTTGGAACTGCTAAATCAACCTGAATATGAAGTTACCAATGTAATCAATATCTCTGATCATACTCACAGCGCAATCATCCCAACAGATGAAGAATTTACGGAGCAATTCAAATGATTAAAGATTATTGGACATCAATCTTCTGGTGTGAGTTTGTTCAGTTTAGCGTGTTCTTCGACATCTGGACACAACAACTTGGTGTTTAGCTTGAGAGGTGTGTATGGGAACTATAACAGAACTCTTTCCAAAGAAAACTGTTGGAGAAATCACTGTAGAAGTTGATCCGCTGACTTATTGGAAATTGCGGAATGATTTAATTAGTGATGAGTTTGTGAAATACAACGCTTATGAGAAACAAGAAATTCTTGATACGATTTTAAATATGAATTTCGAGCTTTACACTTTGGTACTTAAATTGAGGGAGAGACTTGGTGAGTGAAATTAAAGAAAGGGTTTTCAAACTTCCTCCTAGATATGCAAATCAGGAGTCTTTGACAACTCAAGAGAAGGAAATGTTAAACTACTATAAATCCTTTGCAGATGAAAATGGCATCAGGATTTCCTACGATAAAGAGTTAGATGTAGCACTTGTAATCTTTACACCAAATTATTAATTAGGAGAATAACTTGAAAACTGAATTATTGAATAGTGGGGAAACGTCACCCCTTGGTAAGTCTGCCTATGATGAGATTGTTATTGGTGATGGTCTAGTACGATGCTTCCGTAACAATCTTTGCTACGCAACTTATTCACTTGATTGTTTTGATTCAACAACTACGCAGTCTTTCACTATTAAAGATCAGGAGTAATGGTTTGAAGCATCTAATCATCGCAGATACACAAGTTAAGCCGGGACATGATCTTAGTTATCTTTCTGCTATTGGCGAGTACATTGCACACAAGAAGCCAGATGTTATTATTCATATTGGTGACCATTGGGATTTCGAAAGCCTTAGTTCTTACGACAAAGGTAAGAAGAGTTTCGAAGGACGCCGTGTGAAGGCCGATTTAGAAGTTGGTCATGAAGGTATGCGCTTGATTATGGAGCCTATTTGGCGGGTACAAGAGAATCAGCGTAAGGCTAAAAAGAAAGCTTATAATCCCCGACTGGTATTTTGTACCGGAAACCATGAGGCAAGAGCTGACCGATTTGCAAACGATAATCCAGAATTCACAGGCTTCCTTGGGACCGAACAACTCGGGCTTGATAAGTACGGATTTGAAGTCTATCCTTATTTGCAACCTGCTGTGATTGATGGTATTAACTACGTCCATTACTTGGCTAACCCATTTACAGGCAAGCCTTATGGTGGTAATGCACTTAATCAGTTGAAGAACGTCGGTTGTTCATTTGTTGTTGGTCACAAACAATTGCTTGATTGTGCTATTCGCCCAACGCTTGAAGGTAAGATGCAGATTGGTATTATTAACGGTGCATGTTATCCTTTTGATGAACCATACAAGGGTTACGTCGGAAATTTTCATTTCCGTGGCTTGACAATGCTGCACGAAGTTAAAGATGGGTTTGGTCTTCCTTCATTTGTTTCTCTTGAATATATTATGGAAAAGTATGCCTAAAAAGATTGATTTGACTGGAATGGTTTTTGGTAGATTAACAGTATTAAAAGAGTCTGAAACCAAAACAAAAGACAATAAATACTGTTATGATTGTATTTGCAGTTGTGGTAATACTGAGATTGTGACTAAGACTGCAAGCCTACTGCGTTCTGGTCAAAGTAAATCTTGTGGTTGTCTGCAACGTGAAAATGCAAAACTTCAAGCTAACAACAATACAGGAGTCCCTCGTAGCCACGGAATGACAGACAGTGTTACATACATCTGCTGGAGGAATATGAAGGCAAGGTGTGATGACCCAAATCACCAAGCTAAACAGAACTACGGTGATCGTGGAATCACTTACCCTGAAAGCTGGAAAACATTTGAAGGCTTCTTTGAAGATATGGGAGAGAATCCAGAAGGTTTTACTCTAAACCGTAAGGATGTTAATCTGGACTACAGCAAAGATAACTGTGAGTGGGTTGATAATGTACGACAAGGCAGGGATAGACGTAAGCCTTCATCTGGTGTAACATCTCAGTATAAAGGAGTGTCTTATAACAAAGACTGTGGGAAATTCAAAGGCAGTTTTAGGTACGATGGTGTAATCTATCATCTGGGGTATTCTGAAAGTGAACTAGAGCTAGCCTTACGTTATGATGCTAAAGTTATTGAAGTTGTTGGTGATAATGGAGGCACTAACTACCAACTTGGACTTCTGCCTGAAGAGTTTTATAAGGAGAGCTAAAATCGAAAACTATAAACTTTTACGTTCTGTAGAAATACTCGAAGAAACTGTTGACAGTCTTAGTAAACAAGTTCATAATCTACGTCAACAGCAAGACAATATGTTAGAACAAATTAGACGTTTAAAGGAGTTGAATAATGACGGTAGCGGAAAGTAGCTTTAATATTGGAGATGCTGTAAAGATTAAAGATTCAGCTTGGGATGAAAACTTTGATATTTTGGTTCGATTTGGTTTTGAGAAGTCTACTTCGTATGAAGTGAGTGGTGTTTATCCGGGACGTGGTATTTCTCTGGTAGGGAACACCAGCATTTATTACCCACATTATTTTGAGCTTAGTAAGTCAAACACTGTCTACGCTAAATATGATGAGGCGAAAACAGTTCCAGTAAAATCAGATGGTGGTAGTTCATCCTATTACGAACTCACTATCACAAACAAAGCTGGTGAGTCGATCAAGTGTGAAACCGGTGATGTGATTCGTGCGCTGGTCGGCAATGATTTTGACTTTGGAAACTGTGTTAAAGCACTTCGTCGTATGTACCTAGCAACACTTGGTATGGGTAAAGAGGGTACAGACATTCCTTATGATTGTAATAAGGTACGATACTTTCTTAGTGAGATTGAGCGGGTGAATAAGTGAGCGCCATCATCGCAGTGGATGTGGATGATTGCCTTATTGACATGCGTCCGCTGTGGATCAACTATTGTCAGGAACGCTTTGGATACGTTAAGTGCCCAATTACAAGCTATAATCTTTGTGATTATTGGGGTGAAAAGGCTATGGACTTCTGGAGTAATGAAGGTCTGTATGATAATCTTACTCCTAACCCACAAGCTGCAAAGACACTCAGTAAGCTCAATGATTTAGGCTATGAGATTGGATTCTGTTCTTACACTAAGAAGGGCCATTTTTCTAGCAAATGTGATTTCATTAATGCATACTTCCCTTACAGGAAATTCATTCTAAACACCAAGGAGAAGAATTATACAAGGTGTGATTGGTTTATAGATGACAGAAGTTCAAATCTTGTTATTCAACCGAGCAGTGTAAACACAATCTTGTATAAAACAAATATTGAGAATGATGAAAGAGATGTAGACTTTGTGACAGATTCGTGGGAAGATATTTACAGCATTATTGTTAATAATTAAGGATAAATAAACATGATTAAATTTGACCAAGATGAACTATATTTGCTCGTAGATTTTCTTGAAGAGCAACTAGAGATTTCCCGAGATAAAACAGCTTGGGGCCTAGATCTTAATGAACAAGAAGAGCTAGAAATTGAAGAGTTCATGTTTGAACGGACTCGTGACATTATTAAAAGCTTGATTAAGGAGTAAATTTTGAAAGTCAAAGTAAAACGTCTGTATGAATCCGCTAAACTTCCAACCTACGCAACAGATGGTAGTGGTTGTTTTGATATCTACACAATGCTGAATGGTGATACAGACTATGGACAACCTCACACTTATTCCACTGGTCTTGCATTTGAAATTCCAGAAGATCATGTGATGCTTATCTTCAGCCGTAGTGGTCATGGATTTAAGAATGATATACGACTTAGCAATTGTGTTGGTGTTATCGATTCAGATTATCGCGGAGAACTTAAGGTTAAACTGTCCTGTGATAAACAAGGTTGGGGACTTGAAGTTAATGCTGGTGATCGTATTGCTCAAGGCATGGTGATTCCTTACAAGAAAGTAATGTTTGAGGAAGTAAAAGAATTGTCTGAGACAGTACGCGGTACTGGCGGCATGGGGAGCACTGGTGTATGATCCACGCAAGTACACAACAAGTTAGACCAAAAGCTGATTGGAAAGATTATGTCTTCACCAAAGAAGATTATAGTAAAGTGGTAGCATCGGGCATGGCTTGGGTAGTATTCCCTGATTGGCCGACACCACAAGAATTTGATGAGTATTTGAAGGAGAGGGGAGAGAAAGATGAGTGAGATTAAAGTAGAACTTTTGGATTCGATGGGTAATGATCTAGATGTTTGTAACGCAGCACGAGTAAGCTTTGCAAAAGAAACTCAGTGGGCGGCGATGGAAGCTGGAGAAGGTATGTTGGCTTCTGGGGATATTAAACTTATCAACTACCTAGCTAAACATGATCACTGGACGCCATTTGCACACACAGCTTTAAAATTCCGTGTAGCAGCACCAGTTCCAATCCGTACACAATGTTTTAAGCATAAGGTTGGGATGGTTGAGAACGAAGAGAGTCGCCGGTATATCTCATCAAAACCAGAAATCTATATTCCTGAATTCTTCCGTTCAAAACCCGAAGGGAGCATTAAACAAGGGAGTGCAGGTAAAGCGGCAGAGTCTGACGTTTGGCTTGAACATTATAAGAATGTGACAGCGGAAGCTGTAGATTGTTATCTTGGCATGTTGAATGATGGTATTTGCCCTGAACAAGCACGGTTTATTCTTCCACAAGGTGCAATTGTTAATTGGATTTGGACAGGAAATCTGGTAAGCTTCGCTAACTTCTACAACAAGCGTACAGATACAAATGCTCAACGTGAAGTACAAGTGGTTGCTGAATTGGTTGGTAAAGAAGTAGAACGAATTTTCCCAGTTTCGTGGAAAGCATTGACGGAGAAATAAAATGTCATTCGTGAACAACCCTGATTATCCGATTGAATTCTGGTTGTCTGAAATGTGTGACTTGATTTCAATCAGAGAAAATATCCAGAAGAGAGAAAGTAACTTGAAGATTCGGGAAAGTATTAGTGACTTTATCGGGTACTACGAAGCAGCATTGAATGTTCAGTCAGCGTACAATAAATATAAAGGTGGTGTATAATGTCGGTCGGGTTTAATCTAAGTCTTAGTGACTTGCTGTTGTGCGAAGGATTTGCTCAAGCATTTGGTGAAGATAATAAAGAACAAATTAATAAGTTTCTTTTTGATAATGGTTTAGATGTTTCGATGGGAGTTGATGAGGTAGTTTGTAAACATCGTAATCTTCGTGGTAATGTTGTAGATTGTTTGATGTATCAGGGACATGAGCGTATTGATTCTACTTGGATGTCTGGTGAAGGTTGTTCTTGGGATAATCAAGTAGAAAACTCAAGCCTTGATCTACGCATTCAACTAAAGACAATGGGTAAGATGCTCACCACTGGTGATTTCTGCGAATATGCAGAGAAGCATGGAATTCAATCGGATAGTAAATAAGGAGTAAGGTTTGAAAGAAGTAGAGGAACAAACACTAAAGGAACATCTTGGTATCATGATTGACCTGACTCGGGATCAAGATATTCCCGAACAAGGTTTCTCGATGCTAACTCGTAAAGGGTTCTATAAGAAAGATTGGGAAACTAGTCCACAAGAAGGTTTTGCACGAGCTGCAACTTGCTACTGCTTTGGTGATTATGAGTTCGCAGAACGTATTTACGAATATGCAAGCAGAGGTTGGTTTACTAACGCAAGCCCAGTTCTTAGTAATGCTGTAGAAATTGAATGGCCCGCTTTCAACAAAGATCAGTTTGAAGAAGCATCTGATTGGCTTGCTGAGAACGTAGATCCAGACGGAATGCCAATCTCTTGTTTCTTGGTTAAGATTCCAGATACAAAAGAGGGGTTGGTTGAGTCAAGTAGTGAAGCTAAGTGGCTTTCTATGATGGGTGGTGGTGTTGGGATTTGGGCCGCTAACCGTGGTCCCGATGAGAAGTCAACAGGTGTTATGGCACACATGTCTGGCTATGATGCGGACACATTGGCCTACAAGCAAAAGGAGTCCCGTCGAGGAAGTATTGCAGCTTATCTTGATATTGATCATCCGGAAATTGTACAGTTTATTTCAATGCGCGACCCAGTTGGTGGTGATCAGAATAAGAAATGCTTTAACTTGAACAATGCTGTAAATATTACAGACAAGTTTATGCATGCTGTGATTAAGGGAGAAGAGTACGAGCTTGTAGATCCTAAACATGGCGGAACTGGTCGTTTCTTGAAAGCTCGTGAAGTGTGGGAAAAGATTCTTCAGATGCGATTTGAGACTGGAGAGCCTTATATCATGTGGAAGGATACAGTTAACCGAGCAATTCCTGAATGGATTAAGAACCCTCATTACACCGTTGGACAAAGTAACTTATGCTCGGAAATTACCCTTTGGACTTCTGAGAAACGAACTGCTGTTTGCTGCCTCTCCAGCTTGAACTTGGAGAAGTTTGAAGAATGGAAAGACACAACAATTGTTGAAGACTTGGTTCGTTATCTCGACAACGTATTGGAATACTTTATCCGGTTGGCCCCTGCTGAATTGCATCGTGCTGTTTATTCAGCATACAAGGAACGGGCCATTGGTTTAGGAAGTCTTGGATGGAATTCTTATCTTCAAAGTAAGATGATTCCTTTTGAGAGTGGTGGCTTTAATAGTGCTATTCAACACACACATAAGATTTACAGTTTGATTAAGTCCCGTGCTGTTGAGTCAAGTAAGCTGTTAGCTAAAGAACGTGGAGAGTCACCAGATTGCGCTGGTAGCGGTATGCGTAATAGTCATTTATTGGCCATTGCTCCTAATGCGTCTTCCAGTTCTATCGTAGGCACAAGTCCGAGTATTGAGCCGTGGAAAGACAATTATTTTGTAGCAGATGGACGTGCTGGTGCCTTCCTGATCAAGAATAAACATCTTGAGGTTCTTATTAAGAAATATGAAAAAGATTCGCCAGAAACTTGGAAGTCAATTCAGGACAATAAAGGTAGCGTACAACATCTTGAGTTCTTGTCTGATCTGGAAAAGAGTGTGTTCAAGACATTCAGCGAGATTAACCCGATGTATATCATTGAACAAGCTGCTGCACGTACACCGTATATTTGTCAATCAACAAGTGTGAATATTCAGGTGACAAAGGATATCACTAAAGAAGAAATGTCAGATATCCACATGAAAGCTTGGGGTGCTGGTGTAAAGACGCTATACTACTGCCGTGCTGAGGGGGCTGACAAAGCAGATATTGGGACTGGTACAGAGAAACCTTTAAATGCTGTTCCTGTACGTAAAAAAATTGAATATGAAACATGCTTTGCTTGTGAGGCATAAGGAGAAATTTTGTCTGTATTTAAACCTAGTAAGTCGTACCGTCCGTTCACCTACTCTTGGGCTGCGGAAGCAGCTCAAAAGCATTCGATTGATATGTTTTGGGATATCCATCAGCTTAACTTGCAAGATGATATTCAGCAGTATTTTTCAAAAGAGGGGCTGAAGACAGCAACTGTATCTCACGAACAGAATAAGAATATTCTTGACAGAACTCTTTGCTTGTTTACTGAGATGGATAAGACAGTTGGTGAGGGATACACTGAGCTTCTGCCATTCATTAAGAATAATGAAATCCGTAACATGTTGATGACTTTTGCAGCTCGTGAGGTTGTTCATCAACGAGCATATGCACTAGCTGCTGAAACATTCGGGTTTAGTAACTCTGATTGGCTGGCTTTCGCTGATTATAAAGAAATGGTTGATAAGCTTGATGTGATGCTTGATGACTTGACACCAGAAGGTGCTTCTAATGAACTTAAGGCTGCAATTAAACTTACTCAGATTCTTCTTGGTGAAGGTATTGGTTTGTTCGGTGCTTTTGCAACACTTCTCAATCAGAAGCGTAGTGGGATCTTGAATGGATTCAATGATGTTAATGAATGGTCGTTGTTGGATGAAGCCGAACATGTAGCTAAGAACATTCGTGTTGTGGAGGAAATGGAGAAGGATCTTTCTGAGGTTGAACGTGTAGCGCTTAAGAATATCACATTGAAGTTTGTTGATATGTTTGAGCAAGCTGAGTACCGATATATTGATCTTGTATTTGAAATGGGTGGTGCTGAAGGACTTACTGCTGATGAGATGAAAGGGTACATTAAATACCTTGGTAAACTTCGTCTTTATCAGCGTGGTTATGTGAGCCTAAACGACGTTCCCAAGAACCCTTTAGAATGGATGGAGTGGCTACTTAGCGCTAATAAGCACTCTAATTTCTTCGAGAAAAAGGTTACGGACTACCAACACTCAGAATTGCCGGGTGAAGTGAACTACAACAAATATCGACACCTGCTTGAAAATGTAGCTTGACACCCCAATCTGATGTGCTATCCTTGGCTCATGTCTCTTCGGGGATGTGGGCTTTTTTATTAGGAGAGGTTTATGTTAACTGAAGATTGGATTAAACTAGAAGTAGGTAGCGTTGTCTATGCACTCACAAACCTTTATAATTCTTGTGATGTTTATGGTAATTCATGTTATGCTAAGAAACATGATAAATTAATTGTACGTGGTTTCTCAGAATACAGGGCACACAGTCCTTGGGTGAGCCATGAGGATGTTACAGATGGAACTGGATTTTATATTAGCAAGAATGAAGTCTCTATGATGAAACACTTTGAACACTAGGAGAAATAAAATGAAATTCTATAAGCGCACACGTTACCCTTACTGGTCTGAAACCAAACTATTTTCTTGGATGCTGCCTGAAAAACCAGTTAGGAAATTTACCACTGTTGATGAGATGATGAAATCTCTGGAGATTAAAGATCCATTACTTGAACGCTTCATTGATAGACTTCAAGACATTGTAATGTTTCCCTCAGACTTTATTTACTCTGCCCGTATTTATCTGAAGAATTCTAAAGGTAATACTCACGTTCTTGAAGCTGGATTGAATCGAGGTGAATGGTATGATCTCGTATACAGAATTCCACGCTGCTTGTTCTCAGAGCTTGAAAAATTCATTGAAGTGGAGAAAGGTCTTGAAACTCATGAATGGGAGAAGACTCTTACTTTCAATGAAGATTGGGGTGTAAAAACTGATGATGAAAAGTATGGTAAGCTGACACCCCAAGCTCTTGCGGCTATTGAGCAAGACGAGATTTACAAGTGGTGGAAATCTGTTAAAGATCGGGGTTATCTTGGAACAGATGAAGATCATACTTATGAGGAACAAGAGCAAGAGATGCTGATTCGTTTAGTTAAGATTTATAGGAGTTTGTGGACATGAAAAATCCTATCGTAGACGTAGCTGCTATCCTAATCTGCCTTCTGGCTGTAGTGATTGGAGGACAATATTTCATAAATCAGAAGAGAGAAAATAGTTTGAAAAGTATTGAGAAGAAAGTAGAGCTTCGAGTAGATAAGAAGCCTATTACTTTTGAGACTGCCGTTAAGACTACCGAATAACTTTTCTACAGGCAAAAAGAAGGCTCCCTTCCGTGATTGGATAGGGAGCCTTTAACGTATCTGAGATAAGGACATGGCAATCCTTATTGTCTGCATAGCAGTTTTTATTATTGTTGGTCTTTACCGCTGTAGATGACAGCGTTTGAGTTATTATTGTTAATAATCTTTTGGTTATTCTTTCTGTCAGCTTGTAAGTCTTTTACCCGCTGTTCAATAACATAGACCCTTTGGTCCATTGTCACTTGATAAGTATCCTGTGTCTCAGATAACTTATTCACTCTTGAGTCAAAATAATCCATATTCTTACTCATAACAACTTTAGATTCTTCTTTGAATTGATCTAGCTTTAAACCAAAATTACCAAAATCTTCAGCACTTTTACTATTTGTCATCACGATGGAGATCATTATAATCAACAACATCAGTGTTAAAATATCTACAGTCCTTTTTATAAATAACCATACCATCTTTGCCCCCAAAGTTACTTCTTAAGTTTACCGAAATACAACTCTAGGCGGTCTAGAATATCTTGTTTATCGGAAACTGATTGTTGTCTGAGGTTGCTGAACATAGCATCCATTTTAGTGTTGATCCCACTTACAGCGTCTTTAAGGTCTTCTTTGTTTACCTTATTCATTTGCATGACAAGAACTTTATCTTCTAGCGCCTTAAAATCTGTACGCTGTGCCTGATAAGTCATGAACAAAGCACTAACAACGAGGGTAAGAAGCCCAAGGCACAGTCTTTCCCATATGTTGTTTATTCGGATATTAGCGTCCGGTGTTGGGTCATTTGACATTGTAAAGAGCCTCTTGCTTCTTTTTGTTTTCCATAATTTTATTGATTTGTAATTTGTACAGCCCAATGCAAGACACATTTTTATTATAACCACGAGCCAAGTCTAGGAGACTTTCACCCGGAGCTGTGGCTTTGCACGGATGCATCAACAGACTGTCTGGTGGATACACATTTACTGTCTGTTGGTTCGACATTACAGTAGGATTGGAGGAGCAACTTACGCAGATCATCGCTAAGAAGCTCACTCCCAGTAAGTACATTACTTTCTTCAGCATTTTTAGGTGCCTCTGTTATCATGTTATTAGTGGTAGGCAACTTCTTGATGCCTGTTGGTAGCTTTGAAATCTCTTCAGAGATAGATTCAGTCTTATCTTTTAAATCAGTCTTATCTTCCTCTAATTCAACAACACTCTTATCATCAATCTTACAGCTCAAATCCTTCAAGTTAAGGGACTTTTGCATCTCTGTATTGATTTTAATGGCTTGGGCTAGTGCTTGCTCAGCCACCACCTTATCATCGTGCAGTGATAGAGAAAGCCAAACCAAACCTGCTGTAGTTGCGGACAATGCTAGGATGAGATAGAAGCTTATACCAAAACTACTTATCCCCATCACTAGCATCCTCGCTCGGCCAGAGCTTCTTCTGCTTTATCAGCCTGAACACTGCTGCTGATACGTTCAATGTGAACATAGCAGCACCGTAGACAGCAGGAGTAAGCATCGGCTCAAGCATTCCAAAGAATGGAAGGATAACTTCAACCAGAGTGAGAATAACAGACAAGATGTTTGTCCAGAAGGAATAAGTGAAGAGCACTTTCTTCCAATTGGGCACTAGCTGAAGCTTCTTATCTGGTGTGGATAGTGTTACAGCAATACTAGCTTCCGTCTGTGTATCTGCTGTCAGAGGAGTTGTTTCATTGTTTACTGAATTGGTCATACGCTTCTTTCATCCGATTGTGGTAATTATTTTTGGCGTACCCCGGACCATTATAAGCACGAGCCACCCCAACCCAGTCTTTAGCCTTGAGGGCTTTCAGAACATTTGGGCTTGCTTTAACAAAGCGGATAAACAATTCAAGTTGACCTTCCTCTGTATAAGCCTTGTTCACAAACTCTTGAACAGATGAGTAGCCCAACACCTTCCAGTGGTATGCCATTATTTGATAGGCTCCCCACGAAGCACTCTCAAGGGCTGTGACCCGATCAATCTTCACAGCCCTATCAAGACGTTCATGTTCAGCTAAACCGCCTTTGTAACCCCCGGGGGTAGGATTAACAATATCAGGATACTTAGCAGCCATGTCAGCAGACTTAATTGGGGTGAAATCCCTAAGACGTTTGAACATTACATGGCGTTCAAAGAGAATCTTAGGGATTTTATTTCCAGCCTTATCTGTGATGAAGCCATCACCAGCCGACTCGACCGAAGCAATAGCTTTGACAGCAGCTTCTTCTACACCTAACAATTGTGCTGCTTTAGAGTAATCCATAATTATAATCCTCGCAGCACAAAGGCTGTAATCAATGTAAATTCGACTTATAAATTAACCAAAAATCACCAATTTATAACCTCTATTTGTTCTTTTGTAGTTGCTGCATCCACTGCTGCCAAAAGAGAGGCTAGTTTAACTTGTGAACCTTTGATATGAATATTCATATCAATCATAACACCCAATATTTCATCGGCGGTGTGAGCTTTCCACTGGTATCTTGTCCCGTCTGAAGCCCACAAAGGCTCTGTTGAATCTGTTGCACTTGCGATGTCAAACCTAATCTTCAGATTCACTTGGTCAACTAGACGACAATCGTAGTTGTGAATACTACCGAGTGCATTAGATTGAAAACTAGACCTTGTAATTTCATCTGAACAAGCCTCTCTCAGCAGAACTCTTTTGGCTTCGGCTAAAATAGGAATAGGAATCGGTGGTGGAACATAAGGAGCAAAATGCCACACACCAAATTCATCTTCTGTAGCTACCCAGTAAATAGCAGTTTCTTCTGGGCAAACTTGCCAATTGTAGATTATCGGAGGGAACCTTCCCTCAGGATCTATGTCAGTTAGTTCAACAACACGTCCTTCTTCTATTCGCGCCCACATCATTCCAAATCACCACTCAATGTAAATAGACCCAGCAAAACCATTACCACCCTGTAAGGCATTGTTTGTTACGGCGGCACCGCTGCCGCCGTCGCCGGGAACAAGACCGTTGCTACCCGCACCCACCCCCCCGTCAGCGCCGCCGCCGATGAAAGCACCGCCACCACCGTTGCCACCATAGGCGCCACCACTGCTTGTTATTCCTACGAGGGTTCCATCAGTACCACCATTACCTCTGGCCTTGATAGTACCGGTAGTGCCTACACCACCAGATGCCCCGCTGAGTACGATTGCAACTGTTTGGGAACCTGCACCAATCCCACCACTACCTCCATTAGCTACAACGAAAGCTCCAAAAAGCGTAGTTCCTCCGGGTAAGCCATTCCAACCATTCGACAGCTGTCCCCCGGCACCACCTGCGCCGACTGTCATGGAAACAGTTGTAACTCCTGTGAGGTCCACAATAGACCTTGCACCACCACCACCACCACCACCACCGGCTGCCCCACTCACAGTACTTTGAATACCACCACCCCCACCACCACCACCAATTACTGTAACAGTGGCTTTTTTCAGCCCAAGACGGAGGACAAGAGGTACTGTCCAAGAACTAGTTCCCGGGGTTGTGAATAGGACTTCATTGCTCTTAAAAATATCTGACCAATTTACTTCTAAAGTGTCAGTGGTGGGGTTTTGATTAGTATTTGTTGTGAGTGCAACGTACACTTTACCATTAGCACCTTGTACAAAACTCTTACCAGCTTGATACTCCGTTAAACTGTCCCACACAGAAATACCATGCTGCAAGATGTGCGCTATACCTTGATCTTGACGGTTTTGGGAATAGTTTTCCCACTGAAACGGGGGAACTTCTGCGGTCCAGCCTGTTGCAATCTTTACATCACTAGGTGCTACAATTGCACCGCCACTTGCCCACAAACCATTATTAAAATTGGGCTTGAGAATTTCTGGCATTAATAAATTTCCTTCTTAAAGGAGTTGGCCATATTGCCCACCCACTGATAAATCACCTAAATCTCCGTAGCCACGGGCATTAGGAGCACCTTGAAAACCAAAATAGTTTTCAGCAATAAATTGTCCAAAGTTAACCCGAACACCAATTGGTTTTGGGACAAATCTGGACGGATAACCAGAAGAATAGGATGTGTAATTGAGCAAAACCCTTTCAAATGATGTAAGCTCGCGTCCCATCATCAGAGTGAACTCTGCATTACCTTCTGCCACAACTAGGTTGATATCTATACCAAATACAAATTGCATAAAATCAATAAACTGATTTGGGGTTGCGTTTGTATTATTTTTTATAATCTTAGCTTTAATGAACAAACGATACTGCTCATCTGTCAAAAGGGTGTTACCAGCCAATGGATTATTAAAATCGTAGTATGGACCACCTAAAGTTGAATTATTCAAGTCACCATAAGACTGGGCATCTGGATATCCTTGGAAAGCAAAGAATACTAAAAGTGCAGTATCAATGAGTTCACGGGGTTGACCAACAATATCACCGATGATATCTAACTGAGCACCGGTTGCAGTATCAATAGAACGCTCTTGCATCAACTGGCGGAAGACTTCTTGAAGTTCTATCTTTCCGCCAAGGAGGAGTTGGAGATATTTGTCAAATATAACCGCCCCACCTTGACCACCTTCGTCTAATTTAAACTGTTCAGTCGTTCTTGAACGTGCTTCAGAAAGATAATCGATAATGTTAAAGGGATTAAGTTCTGACATCTAAATTGTCCCCCAAAATAAGTGATCCATTTGGAGAACATCTTTGGAGAACAGTTCTGTATTACCGCTCTTAAGCGGGGCGCTGTTTATAACTCTGTAGTCTTTAAACATGGAGAGGATATTCTTTTCGCACATAGCAGCCTCAGAACCCAACTCGAAAGTGTGGAAATATAGTATTGTGATTTTACTCAAATCCCCCTTAAACCTTTCTTTGATGCTTCTGTTAGTTATACCTATTTTCCAATAAACCTGACTCTTGTCAGAAATCCTTAAATAGTAAAGGCTCCCCGGTTTAGAATAATCAAATCCTCCACCAATTGCTGGATGGCAATCCATGCAACTTCTTCCGGCTAGAAGATTACCTGTACTACACCTCCACTTTCCACCACAGACATTGCATTGACAATCTATATTTAATAGATTGTTTTTATATTCACCAGATACGGTAATATCTCTTTCTGTGGCATCTAATCTACTTTGAATAATTTCTAGAGTCAGAGGCAAAGTATTTGCACACCTAGGGCATCCGTTTTTCATAAAAGATGATGGGGAGCATCTCCAACCGTAGCTACAAACTTCACATTCGATATCAAGCTTAGTTCTTTTATTTTTATAATCTTCTTCTGGACTTTTTATTAGTAGTTTTTTACCAGCAAAGTCGAGAGAGTCTTGTAAAGTTGCAACAGTCCATTTAATTTTTCTGTTGCAGGAAGGGCAACCATTTTTAATTAGATTGGAAGGCAAACTTTCCCATTCATATTCACATACAAGACACTTTGATTTCAGTTTACAGCCTGAGCCTTTATACTCTCCAGTTAGGAGAAATTTCTTATCAAGCGCATTTAATTTATTCTGGTAGAGTTGTAGGCCATTCTCTAGAAATTTCATACAAATGACCTTTACGTAATGATAATATTAATAGCGCTGATGCTGGCAATTTGGTCAAAACTCACTGGGACATTGGTTGTACCAACGGGCGCTGGACTTGTACCAATCTTCAAGGATACAACCTCGTGACCGGGCACCGAGTTGATCGGCGTATACAAACGACTATAGATAACATCATCGCCAGTTCCAAGATTATCTGCAAAGTATTGTATGATTGCACTTCTGATAGCATCATTACCATTTGCTGGGAAGTTAACATCAGTTGTGATATCAATGGAGATATATATAACCAAAGCATTAGGGCGGGAGAAACTCACATTGTGAGCAAAGCCTTGCACATCATTAATACTTACAGTGGTGTTACCATAACTCAAAATACCAATTGGTTTATTCTCCCAGATAGCATTTGCAATATCTGTAGAAAGTCCACCAACAACAATCGGTAAAAAGCTATGAGCTGGCACACCATTACCATCTACAATGCTAGTGTCATTCTCGTAGATAGTTACTTCACTGACATTATCCAGATTAATAAGGGCTGAGTAGATGGAATCTAACGTGTTTGTAGCCCTGTCATACTTACCGTTGCGGAACCTTAAACGAAGTTCTTCATCAGTTTCTCGTTCAGTGCCGGGAGTAGCTGCGGCAGGATTTATAACACTGTCCCAGCCAAGCATTGGAGTTAGAATGGTATCAATAGTATTTGCTGGCTGAACAATAACACCAGCAACAGTTGCTACAACTTCGCCAACAGTACGAACTTTAACAATCCCAAGATTAGGGGTGGTTGTAAAGTTTACTGTCTGGAAGATATCATTACGGTTAATTACTAAAGTGCCGGTAGCACCAGTACCAACAACTGTAGCTGTAAGACTTGGATGAGCACCAATGATTACAGTACGAAGACCATTCAGGATTTCATCATAAGTTGCACTTGCATCAGATGTGAAGGTAATGGTATTGGTGCTAGTTGTGTTGGAATAACTGATGCTGTAAGCTGTGCTATTGGCTAGGGTGACTACGGAGACGGTGACACCACTAGCGTTGCTAGGAGACAGAGAAATAGCGCCAACTGTAGTGAATTGCTCACCAGTTGTGGAGCTGCTTACAGTTTGTCCTACAGGGATTAGCGTATTCGTATCACCAGCTACAAGAATAGATGATGTGGTAAAGGTTTGTTCTTTACGAGTGAGTCCAGCATAAGCTACGAGGTTATCAAGAGCAATACCTGTAGCAGAGTTTGGGTCAAAGGCTGCATATACTTCTTGAGCAGCTTCCCATAGGTCAGCTTCAGAGGGGGCAGCTAGGGAGATAAGGCGACCGAGGGCGGAAGAATCTGAAACATCGACGGTATCGCCTACAGCCGTGAGGTCTATAAAAAGTTGTACAGCCAAGGCCCTATCATCTGCCAAGATATCGGCCAAGCGTTTAATGACAAACCCGGCGTCTGTTAAACCTGCCATGTGTTGGAATCCTTAAAATTGATTTAATTGGATGTCTAGAAATTCCCCGAGACTTTGTATTGGGAAAGTTTCCGTGTAACCTTTTGGCAATTCATGTTTAAGGAAATAGGCTGGTAACTGAGCTTTTATTTGCCTTTCATGTTCACTTGCTTTATAACCATCTTCGTACTCCCACTTACAAGAGAGTTCAAATTTTATTCCCAGCGATTCGTTATACTTTCCATGCTCATACAATCTCCTTTTCAAGTCTCCAGTGATGCCATATTTATATCCGATTAGAATGTCATGTTCTGATATAACCCTAACCAGATACAATGTCGCTGGATTCTTAGTATTGAACCCATACCCAGCGCATTTTGTGCACCTGCTTCCATTGCGAATAGAGTGTACTGTTGTTTCCCAATTAGCTTCACAAGCCTCACAGTAACAAGTCACCCTTAATCTCTCCTTATCCCCAGAAGTATATTGAAAGTTCTCTAGTTTATAAGGTTGTCCTGCCAGATGATTAGTAAGTTCCAGATGAAGTTCTTGTTCGGTAAGCCGTCTTGCTTTATTACATGCAGCACAGCCACCGTCTTGATATATAAAACTATTATATCTTGACTTGGTGACATAAGTGCAAACGTTGCAATAGAGTTCTAAATATCCCCTTGATAAACTAAGATCGGCACTAATTAGAGTAAGATTTTTATCTTTAATCTTGTTCTTAATTACCTTTAGTTTACGGTCTGGACTGCAATTTGCTTTCTTACTACACAAACAAGACTTTCGATCCCTCAACATATTTTTAGCAGTGTTTTTAAACACATATGAGCAGACAAGACATCTGAATTCAAAAGTGGTCGATTGAGAGTAATTTTCGGGCACTTCAAGGACTTCATAAAGATCACCGAAATGTTTAACTATACTGTTTGGAAAGAGTTCAGATAAGATCATAATTAATTCAACGGCTGAATAAGTATGGGGGCCGTAACTTCACCAGTAACAACTCTCACTTTAAACACCAAAGAATATTGACGATTTACAAAAGTAGAATCAAAACTAACAATCTCTTTAACACCATCCTCTGCTAATATTTGACTTTGGAAAATCAAATCCGCTGCTGCTTTAGAGGTTTGCTTCTGCCCCAACAGACGTTCGAAGTAGGGGACGCCATATACCATATTGATGAACCATTCCGAATAGAAGGTCAATAAACGGATCTTTAGACGCTGACCGACAGTTTCAGTTAAAGGCTGGGTTGTTTCTTCTTTTCGAAGGGGACCATTCCGCCAAATTATATCCCAGTCCTGACTAAGCTTGAAGTCAATAATACACCTCCAATTAAGGGTTAGTTGGCGGAATAACCGCAGGAGCGTGGCGGTGGGTATTGAAAATTACACCGTTAAAGGTAGCAACACCTGTCATAGAATAGTTGCCGACTTGTGTCAGATTACCTTGAAGGTTTATACTTCCCAGCCAATCTGTGCTTGCAACATCTACAGTCATAGTCTGTGCATTCAAATTAATACTATTAGAGGCATTAACTGTGGCATCAGAACAATTAATAATAACCGGCTGGTTAGAAGTATTAATTTCAATACTGCCATCAGACTTCAATCTTACTTCGCTTTCTGCACCACCCAGATTAGCAAAAATCACTACATCCTTAGTATCATGTGTTAGAACATGCTTTGCTGGATTATTCACAGCCACACCGGGAGGTTGGATACCCGGAAGAAAGATAGCGTCTCCCTTGTCCATCTTAGCGAAGTTCATAGGACTTGCTGGACGACCATTGCCAGCTTTCCAACCATCCATGTTCCTCATAGAGAACATGGCAGTGCCTGTATCACCCACCTCAATAGGGAAAGTGAACCCAGACTTTTTAGATACTTGGAAAGATACTGGGACACCGGGGATAACCGCACGCTCTTTAACAGTGCCATCTTGTTCAAGTTGATTAATCGTTGGTTGTATATCAACCATCTGACCATTCAATCCGTCCCTGACAGCCACGACAATACAAGGTATAATTGTGTAAAGATTTTGCATTTGACTGCTAAAAGCACTAACCATCGTACTTTGTATAGCTGCTACAGCTTCAGAACTCATCACTTAGCTCCAGATTGAACTACTTTCTCTAAACTCACGGCTTTAAGCTCCGTATACCAGCCTGACGAACGCCATCCCCCAGAGTGTCTAAGAGATTCAACCTTAAGCCAACCTGTGATAAGAGTATCTTCTAGATATATAATATCCCCAGCTTTGATATCTGGATTAAGAAGTATCTTCATCTGAATTCCGGGCTTTTTCGCTTTGTCCTTTTTTGACCTACGACGATCACCAGAAACTCTGTAAGGAGTTTCAATCAAACCTGTGTACTTAGATATAACATAGGCCTGATTGAAGTTCTCAGTGGCTGCACGATCATTGTTGTGGACATATAGAACACCGTCATCAATTTGAGTATCTAGGGCATACTTCTCAGCAAGTTCATCCAGCATCTCTTTAGGAGTGCCCATGAGGGGGTACCCGTAGATAATCTCATTACTAAGATTTGTACCATTGTAGACGCCGCGAGATACACCGGGAAGGTTTTTACGAATGGCTTCAGCTACATCTTTGACAGTCTGGCCGGGCGCTACAAGCTCCGAAAGAATTTGATGATTCAGTTCTACGTAGCCATCTCCAAGTTGTATCTGTGTAACCCGATCCGTACCAGACTTCCTCGTAGAAACGTGGGTAACTTGACCAGAAAAGAGGCGTTTAGGTCCGCCCGTATCAAGATATCCAGCCTCGAACACTGCGGCTGGATAGTCTGTATCCAGCAGTCTGATATGTTCAATAGATAAGTTGGTGACTTCAATAGAAGCAGAATTCGTTCTTTTCTTGTTATCCGTACTTTTACTGATATCAAACTGAACTTGAAGATCAGTGATTTCTAATGCTTCACCAGAGTTATAGTCACCAATTATTAGTCTATACTGGCGGTTTCTCTGGATTAAGTCCATTAGTCTTCCTCTGTGTAGATATAGAAAAGATTATAATACTGATCAATTGAATCTGGGTAAACTTTATAAGGCTCACTGACAATATCCGCTTTCTCTTCCATCCAGATAAAACCTGTAAGAGGGAATATTGCATAGTCCAGAAACAAAGGATAGTTTGGAACCAAAGCTTCCCCCATTACGATGGGGTTATTATCAGCATCATAGAGATTTATAAAATACAGCTTTGCTCTTTCATTATAAACAAACTCAAAAATGTATGAGTCACCTTGAAAGGCTATTGTGTAAGTGTAGAAAGGGTCTGGAAACAAAGGCATTGCAATATATTTATCAGCCATTTTCCCTTGCCTGCCTTAGTGGATCTGTGTCTTTGGGAGCATTACTTCCAGCATTAGGTCCGTCTACATCTTGAGGAGTGCTGTCTTGTCTACCCTTTGAAGCTTTACTTGAAGATTTCTTTTTCAAGGAATCTTGAACATCTTTCGGGATTGTTGTCTTCTTCAAAAAAGCAAACGTAACTTGCTCAAAAGTGATATCACAATAAAGAGCATAACCTGTGTTAGCGTCTTCCTTGAAAGTGATCTTGGTCATTACAAGATTATTAATCACTTTACGCAAAGAGATGTTATCATATTCAAACAAACGAACCAATTGGATACTAGGGTCAAACTGTCCTGTCTTATCGTTATAGATAACACCAGATGTAAGGTCAATCAGAGCTTGTCTAATCTGCTCAATTAAATCTGTTCGTCTGGCATCAACTACTACTTCTGGTTGATCATCTGAAAGAAACTGTCCAATACTATCTGGTAGAAATTTCTTTAGCACACTTTGATCAGTAGAGTTAACACTAACAGGAGTAGGTGCCTCATTACTGTTATAAGGACTATTACCATCCAAATCTTGAATTAGGTAAGTACCAGTAGAAATATCTACCCCAGTAATCACAGCACCAATTGTGAAGACCGGATTATTTTTAATAAAATGATCTGTGACATTTCCGCCAGCATCTATTGGATGTTTTGTGACCTGACCACTGTAATTTTGCGTATATGCCTGTACAGCATCACAGTAGATAAACCCACCATCCTGAACAGAGGAGTCACCCCATTCGATTGCCAAACTCATAGGTGACTCCTTATTGTTTCACTGGGAATTGAACATTCACTTGATCAAAAGATTGAACAAACATATTTGCAACAGCTTCACCAATTGCTTGCGCTTGTGCATTAGCATCCATACCTTGCAGAGTAGACCCATCAACATTTACAACTATATCAATTTGATTGCTGTTGTTTGTCACAATACCCATAGCCTTATCATCGGCTGCGGCCTTAGCCATTTCAGCCTGTTGGTCATCATAGCCAGCAGCATCTTGGTAATATCGCGAGGTTGGATCTTCATAGACAGCCCTGCCACGTTCCTTAGCCTTAGCTAAATTGAAACCTGTGTTGTTTATAATATCCCCAACAACAGCAGCAGGTGATGGATACTTCCAACCAAACAAATTGGCTTCTTCAGTGGAGCTATTATTTGTCTCGGTGGTTGGTAGATTACCACTTTTCCATCTTTGGAATTCACCAATTGCATTAAGTATAGCGGCAAGTTCTTTAGTTGTGGCTTGGAGGGTTGGAAGAAATTCACCAAACAGATTAGTAGGGTTCAGTGCAGACATTTGCTCCCACAGAGTCTTAATGTCTTGCCAATCTTTTACTAACTGTGATGTTTTGCCTATTCCCAACCAATCTGCTACAAGGCTATCTTTTCCCTCAAGTGCTCTGATAAAAGACTGAGGGAAAAGAAGTAGATCGTCTGCCCATTTTGTAGCATCATTGAATCCCTCAGCGAGTGTACGAATGAGGCTTCCACTCTCACTCAAACCGGCATTCAAAGTCCTGAAGATTCTTGCAAAGCCTTCTTCTACGCCTGAGTTAGAGGCGAGAACAGCCATGTCATTTACAGAGTTTTGATAACGAGCTTGTTCAGCCTGAGAGGCTTGGCTTGCGGATGCCAAGGCACCCCCTGCATTAGCCCTTTGAGATGCGGCAGCACCGGCATAGGTCAGAATGTCGCTAGTTACCTTACCCTTCTTCATATCAGCTAAAAGCTGTTGAATAGCATCTGCACCAGTTTTATTACCGCCAATCTTAGCTTGATACGCCTGTGCAAACAGGGCTGTACCACCGGGCAATGCCTCCGCGATTTGTCCTGTACTTTATATTCAAGCAGAGACGCTACTCTCTGCCCCGTTCACTTATGAACTGCTATAACTCTCGCTATAGAATAGACTATATCTTAGTGTTTTGTAGGTAATTTATAGCATTGTGTAAAATATCTTGGCAATCTTTCGCGTGACCAATAATAAGATTACAACTATTGCAAAGAAGACCCCTGACCTTGCCCGTTTCATGGCAATGATCAATATTTAATCCATAGTAGATATTTCTACCATTTCTACAAATAATTTCGTGTTTACCACAAATCTTACAGCAATCGTCTTGTAAGATTCTCATCTGATCATAATAAGGTTTATCTATACCGACAAACTTCAGTTTAATTTTTAAAGAAGCGCACTCAAAACAAACAGTGTTGTACTTTAAAAGATCAGTGTCTTGGTAATTTTCACGGTCTTTTCTCTTGGCGAACTTAACAATTTCAAGTTCTCCTTTGCAATACGTACAAATTTTATACAATTAACACCCCTCCTGTTTCGGCTGTGCTTACAGCCTACTCTACTCCGTTCCACATCTCTGTGCCGTTTCGATAGTCGTTGAACGTTCCCTTTTGGGCTTCGCTGCTGATTTTCCAAAATAGTTGTTTTCAAACATTCACGCTTGAACCATATATTCTACTTAGGTTCTACGTTGTAGTCAACTATTAATAAGGACTTTCCAGCAATTAAGGAGGTAAATTTTTCTACGTATTTCTACGCAGCGAGCCTAATATTAAGCTCTTCACTCATAAGCTTTCCTTTACCAGCAACTTGTGAAAGTGCTCGGAAAAGTCTGTTCTGAGTAGTTTTGTCTAGCTTATTCACCCGTGCCAATTCAGCAAAACCAGAGAATACTTTCTGACTTTCTTTCAGTCCAATACCTGAACCAGTAAGACCGGAGATTAGTTTGTTGTAATCTTGAGAAGCATCTAGGTAGTTAAAACCAATCCTCTGCCCTTCATTCTTAAGGTATTGGAAGGAGTCTTTACCTTGTTGCTCTGTACCACCAGCTTGTTGTACAACAGCAGTGGATTGCAATTCAGCAGATACCACTTGTTGGTTTTTACGATTCAATGCAGCCAAACCATAAGCACCAAATCCTAATGCTAAGCCACCACCAAGCAAGCCTCCCATACCACCAAATACCGCACCGCCTCTTGCAGCCCTACTTCCGGGGACAGGTACAGGGACCGGTGGATGAGGACCCCCACCGGGAGGCAAAGGTGGGCCGGGTGGTGGAACTGGCAGCCTACGAGCAGCACGTAACAAAGCTGCTAACAAATTCCTATCATTAACAACAAACCTAGATATCTCAAAGGCAACTTTAGGGCTTGCTGCATCGAGTGCAGTTCCAAGAGTCTTTGTAAGCTTAGCTTGGTCCACTGTAAAACCAGTAATATTTAGGACAATAGGTTTACCAGCAATCTTACCAAACTTTAAGATTCTAGCTTCCAATCGACTTAATATAGTATCAACACGCTTGACACTTGTCTGGTCAATGTGCATACCGATGGAAGCGAAGTATTTCGCTATATTCAAGGTTCAATACTCCGTTATTTCTTTGGTTTATTAGCTGCTGCTTTATCCCTAGCTTGCTTTTCTAGAGAGTCATGAATATCCAACATTTCAATCATCTTCAAAAGCTGTCTAGTAGAGTATTTCCACTCCATCTCAGCAGCTAGCGTAAGACCCCCCTTCTCATGCATTGCTATCCTATAGATGCTCCAATGCTGGGAGAATGTTTTATCTATTTCTTTTTCTAACGGCGTTGGTGGGGCTTTTCCCGATGCAGTTGACTCACTTGGAGTCAAGCTTCTTCTGAATCGGGTGCCTGAAAAAGTTCTTCGAAGTTGAAATTCAGAACCTCTTTATATAGCTTATTGAGGTGTGCATAACGACGTGCAAAGATCATATCAAAAGATTTTTCAGTGATTTGCATATTATCTTTGGATACATAGTTACAGATGATTTGTTTCATCTGACTAAGATCAGCTTTACCCTCATCAATAGCCGCTTGATGCTTTTCAATAAACATCAAACCTTTAGTGGCGGGCATAGCACTAACCAGATAATCTACATCATCAACTGTGAGAGTTGTTTGTTCCAATACTTGAAATTGTGGAGCTGCCATTTATTTTATCTCAGAATTAAAATTTAAAACAAGCCCTCAACGAAGTTTGTAGCTTCTTTTAAGGCGCCATCAAACAATGAAGTGCTAGGTCTGGAGTTACCGTAAACCTTGAAAGTATCAGTTGTTTGACAAAAGATTTCCCAGTTTCTATACTCAAACTGACCAGAGAAGGTAACTGAAGGATAACCAGTAATAAAAGCTTCGTTGGAGTTGAATACAGAGCGTCCTGAGTTATCTTTGAGTGTTAGAGCAATCCTTGCAGTTCCTTCTTCTAGATCAAGCTCATGAATGTATGATAATACATCATTACTCTGCGATGACTGAAGAATGGGGAAAGTAAGTGTTGCAGAAGTGTCACGATTTACTACACGTGTATTTTTACCACGGATACCCCGGATGGGAGTAAAACCTTTTGAAGATCTTGTAATACTAATTGACTGCCAACCAGTAACTTGATATCCACCTATGATTAAAACTACATCTTTTGGGCTGTATGTTTTCACATCAAAAGTATTAGCCATTAGATAATACCTTCAATGGTTGGTATGGCTGAAACTGCAAGGTTAACAAGGCTTTCAAGGATAGATGAGGCATCCCCATTACCACCAATGTTGATGACTGCTTGAGATGATCTTAGTACCCAAGTTCGACTATCAAAGTTATTGCTTTTAACAATAGACGCTGGAGATTCAATCCACGTAGTGGTTGAGAAGAACATGTCACTACCGCTTGAATCACGCACCATCAGTGGAAATTTACCACGCTGGGTTATTTCATCTAACTGCCAGAACTTTGTTAACACATCATTTGAATCACTGCCGCTATAAAGAGTCAACGTAATTGTGTAAGTTTGGTCATTGTTATAAAGACGTGCTACAGTTCCATCTGGAGTTCTGGTTGAGCTGAATGGCACTATATCCTTTCTTACTTCTAGGAAAGTTCCATCTACAAAACCAGATATTGGAAGTATCCCACCAATAAGAACTGTAACTTGTTCTGGAATATAAGTAGCTAATTGAGTCATTAAATATTCCTTGGTGGAAAGAGGGTAAAGTCACTACCCTCGTATTATTGCTTACAACTGCCAACGAGTAGGAACTTCAGCACCAAGGGCTTCCATAGCTGCCACTTCTGCGGAGTCGAACCGGGTATTACTGCCTACATTATAACTCAGACTTACAGCTTGCAGTACCCAATCACGGGTCTCAGTGGTACTGGACAAAGTAGTGTCAGGAACTGTTGCTACAAAAGCTTGATTGCTGGAGAACAAAGTTGTACCACTGTTATCTTTTGCGGTAAGTGCAACCACCCAATTATCAGAATCGTCTTCTTCATCGGCGCGTTGCAAAGCTTGCAACACAGCATTAGATGGACTAAATTGATGGAGTGTTAGTGTAATAGTCGCAGCTTTATTACGCCGCTTCACACGGCCTGCTGACAAGTCACTTCCTACGTAAAGCTCTGAAGCGGGTGTAATGCGACTAACATTTAAAAAGGTGCCATCTGCATACCCTTGAATAGTATGAACAAACTCACCTTTACTCAGAACAATTACAACAGACTCTGGGCTATAGTTACCTAAGAGAGCATCTGCCATTTAAACCTCTATATTTTCATTAATTTTATAAGAAAATCTAGGGTCTTTATTTTTAAGTCCTCTAGATATTGTGCATGCCGAATAATTTGAAAACTTTCCGGCCAGTTTGATCGAATCATAAAGTACATCATCTACATATACAGCTTTTGAATTTGGGCAAAGCTTACCGGTTTTCCCAGTTGTTGGGTGGTCTAAACCACAAGTTTCAGAGTTACCTTGTTGTTCAATAAAGCCGTCGTATATTCTTTTTCTTAGTGTGGGTATAGTCTTACTTAATATATAAGAGGCAGTTTCAAAGTTATTAAACCAAAACCCTGCGACATAGACTGGAGCATTAGCCGGATTCTTAACTCTGTTCTTACTAATGAACTCACCAGCACGACCTTCCCTAAGCATTCTATAGAGCATGCCTTTGGATATTGAAATGTGCTTTAGACAAGTTCTGGCGTTCGGAAACCAGAATCCCATAACAAACAAGGGAGTATCATCACTCCTATTTGAAATTTTATGTCCTGATCCACCTTCTCCACCAGCTCTAATATTATAGCCATTGTTTATAGAATCGTAAGCAACAATGGCCTTCTTTTCCAAGTCGATAATATATTCACGAGAACCTTCACAAAGAATTATAAACTCAAAATTTTCAGGCCCGTATTTATCAATAGCCAACTTAATAATAGAAATAGTCTTTTTAGATCTATGATTGAAATGTTGATATTTTCGTCTTTCAACGTCACCAGACATCCCAATATAAACTTTATCATTGACACTATTTACAATTTTATAAAGATAGTAAGATTTAAAAGAATTCATGCAGCCTCCTAGATAATTTGACTAACTAGTCTATCATATAAAAGGCTGCATATCAACAGATCACACAGCAAGATACCCGTTGATGATAACCTTACGGATACTGCCAGCCAATCGTACACGGAACTGGAATACGCCAGCAGTACGAAGGGCACGAAGGTTAGCCGGAATTTCCAGTACATCGGGAACGGTCACGCTCCAACCACGATCAATTGCACCATTAGCTTCAGCTTGAGATAGTACAGAACGAATTTCGTTTTCAATGATAACCAAACCAGCGTTAGTCATCGGAACCTTCAAGGTATTAACTAGGCGGAAGTAAATTTGTTCCTGAAGTCGGGCATAAAGCCAGTCCTCGATGATCACTTGGTCAATCGGAGTACCATCAAACATGTTACCGTCTTGAAAGACGTTTACACCACCAACAGTGGTGTACATGTTCATATTTTTAGCACGAAGATTTACACGAGCAGTGTCATTCAGCTTGCTTACAGTTGCACCAACACCACGCTTGAAGTCCCAATCATTAGAACCCGGAGTGTAAGCCAATTGACTACCCATCCAAACCGCTTCTGGATATTCAGCATCAGCAGTGGGTAAGTAAACACCGTAAGTACGGCCAGCACTAATGGAATCAAGAATGTAGGCAATGTCAGTAGTACCATTGGTGGGAACTACAGTATCTTGACTAGAAGTACCAAAGATCTTACGACGTGCTTGAATAGCCGCACTAAGGGCTTGTACATCAGCAGGGGTGTGTGTTTCGGTTACCAGAGCATACCAGACGTCATTATCATCACTTACCGCTGTCAATGAATCTGCCCAAGTTTCAACAGGTGCTGCGTTCACACCTACAAGATTGGCAGAAGCTCTCACACTCCAAGGGGTCCCTACAACAGTTGGGGCAACAATAAGAGTGGATGTACCACTGACGGTGATGCCCGTAGGAGTACCAATCGCTGCTTTCAGGCCGGTTACAATAGTAGTGGCAGTTGCACCGACACCGGACGTAAAGGAATAAAGAACTCCGTTAACAGTAGCCGTGTACACCGTGCTATCAGCAACTGTTGGTGTAAAAGTTACGCTGTTAACTTGACGACGACCAACCACGATACTTGGAGGAACGGCACCAACAGTTGACTGACCGAACAGTTTTTGGGCAATGACATACACTTTATCAGTAGAACTGAAGTCGTCAGTAACAGCATCAAAGTCTGTATAAGTGCGTGTACGTTCAGAGAAGTTTGTAAAGGCTGCAAGAATCAGAGGAATCTGAAAACTGGCAGTTGCCACTGGAGTAGACTCACGGGTCAGCGTGATTTGGATAATCTGGTCAAGCTCGCTCATGCGGCTACCTCACTTGGTTGAAAAGACATTCGTTAATCCTTATTAGACTTTATTTATATTGCGGCATACGAATGCCTTCTGTTACTAGTATGGAGGGATTGGACCTTCAGGAACTCTAAAAATACTTGGCTCTGTTTGATTTTCAACAATCACAGCTTCAATTAAATCTATAACTTGAGTGGTACAAATAGTGTAAGAAAAAGTCACATCTATATTGTGATATTCAACCCACTTTGTATCTCGCTTCTGTGGAGACCTTCTAATTTGACTCTTTCGCATTACACCGAGTTTATTTCTACCCAGCTCTTCAAAGACTTGACAGTTGTTATTGATTCTTTGTGTAAAGCTTTGGGACATATCACCAGACAAACTACCAATAAAACTGAACTGTACCATTACTTCATAACTGGCCTGAATAGTCTGGGTTTCAGTAGTTTCATTTAATCTCGTAGAAGTACTATGATGCCCCTGTTGTACAATATTTAGAATATTAACAACAACATAACTGGCAGAAGGCTCTGGTCCATTCTCATGACTAAAAATGACGATAGGATTTGTAAATTCTGAAAGAGCTGCGAGAGCACTTTTACGAATAGCAGCCTTTACATCACTATAAACTGCCATCAGTTAGCTCCCTTCTTTTCTACTTTAGCTGTTACATTGGCAATCAACTCACTAGTCTCTACCAAAGGATTGTTGAAGCCTTTAAGCTCCTCGGTCTTTGGTGAGTTCATTGGTGTGTCCCAGTCAAGCATTACTTTACGGAGAGTGCGTTCAAAGTTATTAGTTGTTTTTTGCATAGCTATTAACACTGACTTACCTGTCAGTACAGCTTGAACCATATCCTTGAAGTCATCCTTGTTTGCACCAGCTTTGAATGCAACTGGGAGCCCTACACGCATGAAAGGTCTTGGTGGTGTTATAGAACCGGGGAATGCAGATCCCGCACCATTGACATGACCTTCTTCGTTCAAGAATGCAACCTGAGCATAAGGTAAGTTGTCATTATCTGGTCCATAATTCTGTCCCTCATGCCAGCCTACGTTAACTTCATATTGATCAGCTTGCAGCAAACTCTTCTTGATCTTTTCCCAACCCGACTTATCTACCTTCAACTTAAAAGACATTGTTCATATCCTTTAATTTGGAGTTAATTCTACGCGGGTACATTTCGCCTCGCGATGATCTACAACACCCATCTTATAGTTTCTTACAGCCATGACTTCGTACAGATCACCATCCCACATGAATCTGTCAGCGCCATAGCCATTGACCCCTTCCTTCTTTTGTCGTACTAAATCAGACGTGAATAACCACACCCAACTTTTAGTTCTGTCAGATTCAGGAAGTATCATCACTTGATAGTCTGAAAAGGGGTGGACGTTAGCTTGGATAGTTACTGTTGTTTCAACACCCTCAACCCATTCACCGTCAACATAATCACCCTCAGCATGTCTCAGAATATCCACAGGAGTCTTCTTAACTAACGAGAATTGTGCAATAGACATTAATCACTTCCTCTATTAGCTACTTTAAAATCAACGGAATTGTAAAGAGTATCAGAATCCCTAAGAGGGTCGTTGAAACCTTTTTCAGAGACAGTGAGCGGTGAGTTTGGCGGTGTATCCCAGTCTGCAACAGCTTTCTTCAGGTCAGCCTTGGCTTGTACACCAATCTTCGTATATTCTTGTTTGAAGGTACTACTTCCCGATGCAATCCTTTGCATACTTTCCACAAAGAGTTTGTCATATGATCCCTTTTTAATAGGGGCCATAAAACCAACACGAATTGCTGGACGCGTTGGGATGTTCTGAGCAGGAAGGCCTTCCTCTTGCCATTGCCAAACTTGAGCTACGGATAGGTTGTCATTGTCAGAACCATAATATGTTGGCTCAACAATACCCACTTGAACTTCTAGATTAGATCCTTTTAGGATTTCTTTTTTGAGCTTGCTCCAACCGGATTTGTCAACCTTCAATTTGAAACCCATTAAAAATTCTCCAGTTCCCATCCAACAAACTGGATAGCTGAATCTAGACCAAAGAATACAGAAGCATCTCTAGTAGAATTTCCATGATTATAGGGCTTCTCACCTTTATCAAATCCTTGATAAATAGGTTGAATATTATTATCCTGATTACCATCATTGCAGAACATATCTTGTTTGCTGATACCACCAGCATAAGGAATGATCTTTGATGTCAGAAGAGAGGCAGGTGTCTTGATAATATTTTGAAGGGCGGCTAAATAAGCAGTCGAATAGCTGTTCCACACCTCATAATTTCCTGCTCGTTCACGGGTTGGATAACTAGCAATTCGTAATGAAATAATGATTGCAGCTTTGATTGCAGCTTGCCAAACATCACCATTAGTTGTTTCTAAAAGATATTCGTAGGTTTCATCATCAAGAATCTGGTACAAGGGATTTGTAGGAACATCCCCAACAATGATTTTAACCTTTTCAACGTCTGTTAGGGCCATGCAGCCTCCTTATAGAATTAAAGGAGGGCAGACAAGCTGCCCTTATATCAACTGGCAGGCATAATCCCAGCAGCGATGAGTTTTGTAAGCAGAGCATTGTATGCAGTCGTCACAGCAGCCAAATCAGCAAAAGCCGGAGATTGCTGTGCAGTAAAAGTAATTTGTTTAACTTTACCTGCGACAGTAGTAGTAGCGGCGGGAGTGGTTGCACCAGTGACGGAACTATTAGTTTCAGTAGCTACACGGTCAATGACATCAAACACATCTCCCCAAGAACGTTCTTGGATAGTTGTTACAGTAACAGCCATTTTAAACTCCTAATCTATTTAAACTGTAAGGGCACCAAAACGATGCCCTTTATTCTAAGACCTATTAAGTCGAAGAAATCAGTTTAACCAGCACTTGAGGCTGAGTTGCGAAGTACAGAGGCGAAGTCTCAACTTGCATTTCATGGAATTCATCTTTAGGATCGGTGAACTCATATGCAAACATTTCAACGCCCGGACCATTAGCACCCGACAGTTTGTTGCTTGGACCGTAGTAACCACGGAACAGATCATTTACAACTGGGATAACGTGGCCAGTGTCGGTAGCAACAGCTACTTCAGTGGTGTCGTTAGGCAGTTTGAAGATGTGATCGTAGGTGATGAAAGTTACACCTTTGTAGGTGAACTGATCAACCGAACCCCAAGCCATGAACTGGTTGGTGCTATTACGGTTGATTTCAACTTGGGAAGCGTAGTACAGATAAGCTTGACGAATCTGTGGGTGGCTAACCAGTTTATCAAAGAACGAACCATCAACAACAACACGAATACCGCCACCAATGGTGGAACCAGTTTTCAGGTTGGTTTGCAGATAGCGCTTCAGTTGCGAGATTTTAGCGTTAACATCAGTAGCAGCATCACCAAGGTCAAAGTCAATCACTTGCTGAGTAACACCAAACTCGGTGAACATGTCTGCAATTACAGCACCGTCGGGGGTCTTCATAATCCCCTTAACAGCTTGCAGCTTCATGTACTCAAGCGATTGCTCAACTTGTGCACGCATGTCAGTCAGTTTTTGTACACGGACATTAGCCAGTTGCTCAGGAGAGTCTGGGGTGCCCGGCATACGCCAGCCTTGAATATCTTCTGGGGTGATATAGTCGCTATGCTTGAAGTAAGCCAGTGGCAGCGAGAAGGTTTGTACCTGACGGTCATTACCTTTGGTAGTCTCACGACTACGACGAGATACTTGTGGCAGCAGGGTGGTGTCATTCATGCTCTTATCGAACACGATTGCAGTTTGAGTAGTACCTTGGGTACGGAACAGGCCCATACCGCCAATCAAACCAGCTTGGTTATCAAGGTTATTAATTTCTTGGGTCCAGTCTACAAGCTGGAAGCCATTACCATACGAGCGGGTAGTTGCCATTATTTACTGTTCCTTACGCGAATTGATTTGGTTGTTCGATGAGCTTGATACCCACAGCTTCCATTTGGGCATAAACAGCAGCCAGCTCAGGAGCGGTATCAACGGAAGCACCAAATACGAGATTTGCCTTACCTACACCAGCAGGGCCACGGAACAGAACAACTACGTTAGTATCAGTGGTTGCAGCAATAGTTTGTTTGTTGTCGCCTTTAGGTTCGCCAATATAAATACCAGCAAAGTTTTGGCTACCGTCAGAGGCAGTGGCTTCCAAGATTTTGTACTTACCAGTAGCAGTAACTTTGCCGAGAACGGTGCCGATTACATAAGTTTTGATTGCAGCTTCGTTAGCAACAACTACGTCACGGCAGTGACCGTATTCAGGGTGGTCTTCATATTGCAGAACTGCGCCGAGGCGAGTAGAGCGGGTTTCGATTGCAGCCATATTATTTGAAACTCCTAGCTAGGATAATTGATAAACAATATTATTGTTTTTTACTTTTATTAATAAGTTCACCAACAAGAGCTAGACCTGCGTCTTCTTGCTTCTTAGGCTCACCTTCACCACTAACACCTTTCTCTTTGAAAAGGTCAGAGTTTGCTTCTTCTTCGGATTTAGCACCCAAAGCTTTCAACATTACTTCAAATGCTTCATCGCCCAAAGCTTCGGTTGCTTTGTACAGCGATTCACCATCTTCTTTGTTGAGACTTTTAACAGTTGCAATTTTAGCTTTACGAGCTTTGGCAACTACTTCCATCTTTTCTTTCTTAAACTCTTCAACTTCACCAAGAGCTTTAGTCAGTTCAGTCTCCAATTCACCAATCTTCGACTTGAGAATTGCTTCAGCAGCATCAACTGCTTTCTTGATTTCTTGTTCCAAAATTTCTACCTCAGACTTTTTAAGTTCTTGTGCTTTAAACATCTCAACAAGATGTTTTTTAGTACCATCATTTTGAAGGGCTTTAGTTACAAGACTATAGATTCCTTCTTCAAGTTTATCTTCCGCATCTTCAGACAGAAGCATTTCCCCAGTCGCCGCTACGTAAGAAATTTCACGGGTCATAGGTGGGGCCAAGTCACCTAAAGTAACTTTTCCATCTACAAGAGAGTAATCTACCGAAAATAGACCACCCTCACTACAGAAGAGAACAATGGAATCATTATAGTCTTCTACATACAGCCAATGATCGTCATCCCCGAAAGCCTCACGTACTGCACTGGAAAGTGCATCACTGATTTTGGATGCGTACATTGATTTATTGATAAGTCCTTTATCAAGCCCAAGAGCTTCAAGAGCCTTTGTAATTTCTTCAGTAGCTTCTACATCACTTTTCATGAGCAGAGATACGTTACGACCGTTAGCAGCGCCACCTTGTAGCTCGTTATGAGTGAGTGCAAGATGAGGACGCTTACTATCGTCTTTTGTCTTAATGATCAAAGTCATTCTTCACCACCATCAAATGTGACATTGGTGATTTCACCAGTCTTTTGGTTGATCTTTCCTTTACCACCAATACTTACACCACCAATTACGCCAGCTTTCTTGAGATTCCAAAGATCCTCGCTGTTGTATTTAATCTTGGCAACCCAAGTACCAGCTTTAATAACTTCGCCAGTTTGAACAACCTTTACATCCAATTCCTTTTGAACCCAAGTAGATTCAATAGTGAATGCGTCAGTAGATTCAAGATGGAAGAGGTTCGAATTAACAACCCCTTTCTCAAGATTCTGATTGAAGTTCTCACAAGCTTTTTCAATAGTCTCTTCAGACATCCATTCCCCATGAGCATCCTTCACTAGAGGCTCGTAGACAACTTCATAAGACACCATCTCTTCATTGACTTCTTCAACTACAGGAGTGTTATTAGTGGCACCAAAGTATTTCTCAATGAACTCAGCGAATCCTTCAAGAATACCCTTCTTCAGCTCTGCTGAGCCTTCTTCAATTTTATCTGTCATCAAGTATTCTCATTATTTCCGACTGAGCTATCATCGCCACCGATTGGACTTTTACTTGTCCCTTCACCCGCTGTTTGCATACCTTCTGCTGCACCTGAATCATATCCAGTCAGTTGAGGACGAAGATCATCAATACTAACTTCAGAATCGAACTTAGTTGGCAACCCTACCCACTCAGCAACTTGGTTAATATTTTCAGGAGTAACAGCAATTAAGCCAACCGATGCAGCACGTTGTAAATACTTGGAAAGGACATCCAAATCTTCTTCTTTAATTTGATCATATTCGAACTTAGGGAGACGGTCTAGTGACCAACCATTGAGTCCGAACAACTGAGGAATCAAATCAGAGTTGAGGGGATCTTGAATTTCTTTCAGATAATTCTCAACAGCCATATGCACAATGGACGACTTAGAATCCGCTAGATTGAAAGATCCACCTTTAGAGTTACCCATCTGCAAGATATCGGCAAACAATGCTTGAAGAATCTTGTTATCCCAACGAATGATTGCTTTGTCAGTGTCATATTGACTCGCATTAGGTGGGCCAATCAGTTCAAAATCAAACAGGCTGTTATTCTGATCATCATAGAACTTAGGAAGAATAATACAGGCTTGTTCATTGTTCTGAAGATTACGGCCAATATTCTTAAAAGCTTCCACTGTAGCTTTTTGGTCAGAAGTAGAATCTTCTTTCAAATAATCGGCGGGCAATTCAAACTTAGGAATGCCACCAAGACCACGAGTGATACCGACAGCCTCAGATTCTTCAATCTGTTTACGATAACGCCAAGCCTTGTAAACTTTAGAGAGGGGGGAGCGACCTTGCGGATTATCTCGGCTTACATCAGTTCGGAACAGAAGGAACTTCTTACGTTCAATATCAATCTGTCCACCATAATCTTTGCTATTAGCTAGACGATATCCATCAACTAGAAAGCCTGTATCTTGAACAACACCGAGGAGATCACGCCCATCATCACTGAATAGCCAACGGTAAACAGTGGTCTGAGAACGAGTGGCAAGTTTAGCAATACCAACCAAGCCATCATCGTATTTAGAACCAGTACCTTTCCGGCGGCGGCGATAGACCTTCTCTTGAATAGCATATCCGTATGTGAACATGCTAGTCACTTCCTTGATAAAGGAGAACCAACTATGATCCATGTCATCCATGCACTGTTGCAAGAACTGGACTTTCTTCAAATCATCTTCAGTAGGATCAACAGGAGGAACCACTTTCCAATTAACCCGACTAATCATCATTGAGAACAGTGAAAGAGCAGAAGCAATAGTTGCATCCTCTCCCATTTCTTGGTATGTTCTATTGGAGCGAGGCCACTGTAGATCCTTTCGCATCTCCTCAAGAATAATACCGTCAAATTCTCTCAAGCCCAACCAGCCCGTTTCACCCATCTTAATGCGGAGGGCTGGATTATCACCGGCAGAGAGATTTAAATTGTCATTTTCTGCCATGTTATTCCTTTGTAAGATAGGCTATTTAAAAGCTGAATTCATTTGATTTTGTCATGCTGGGCATGGAGAAGGTTGGGACTTGGAATTTCTGTGCTAGTTGCATATAACCAAGAGAACAACAATCGACCATATCGTCGTGGCCCAGTTCGCCGCTTTTCCGGGTCCCATCAAAATTCTCTAACTCCTTGTAAAAGAAATCGTTAGAGTTTGTGATGTTGTTCCAAAGGTCGTTTGCACAGTTGGTTACGATGGAAACAACACCTAATTCAACAGAAGCTGCGAAAGGTCTGAACGAATCCAACTTACCAGCAGGAGAGCGCCTAACTTTAGCAACAATTCCCATTTCATTAAGAGACTTGGCAATCATACTAGTTGCTGCTTTAGCTGCGGCGTTCGGATCTTCAGGAAGAATAACTTCTACAGCCCTACCATCTCTTTCCGAGTTCTCAACGATGTGTTTTACCCAATTACCAAAAGTAATTCGTGTCCTTGTAATATCAAGGATTACATAATCACCGGTCTTGAGTTTACCCATCTTCACAGAAGCAAAGTAGTCGGGAGACCTGTTTTGATCATGGGGAAGAGTGCCTGCAAAATCGTAAGCTCGAACAATTCTTACGAAGTCTGTATGAGGTGGGGGTGCAGTCAATTCTATTAAATCTGCCCGGTCAAAGTACGACGAATTATCGGGCCTTGCGAACCAATTGCCCCATCTAAGCCTTTCACAATCTAGCTTAGGAAGAGCTTCCAAATTTTTCTTGTAGCTGGGATTGGACAAATTTAACGGTGGGTTATCTTCAATTGTACCAAAGAGACCTTGAAAGCTAATTGGTTCTATTTGGTCTTTATGATCAGCAGGTAGATCTGGATTGCCGTACTTTTCAATCATCTCTTCTCTGGTATCTCCCCAGACAAGATCACCATTGATTCGGAGCAAAAATCTGATTACACCATTTTTCTCTGGGTCAGGTCGACCGGCCAATGGGTGATGTTCGGGGTAGAGCCACCACATGGCATACTTAAGCACCCAACTCGCGTTGTCTGGGTTACACGACCACCACATCGAGTGTATATTATCTGCATCAGAACGGAGACGTGACCAGAGCCACCACAATTGTTCTTCATTTTCTGCGTGAGTTACCTCATCATAGAAAATGTTTGAAATTTGAATACCCTGATATTTCTTAGCTGCGTTATCATTCTCGTAGTGAGAAAAGCTAACTTCCGCCCCGCTAGAAAAGACCAGTTTTTGATCTTTAAGACGAATCTTTAAATTGGGATCAAACTGGCTATAAAGTTTCACAGCTTCTTGGAACAAACCACCAGAAGCCATGATTGCACTAGAGTTCTTTCGAATACAATAAGCTTTATAATTTGGATCGTGGGCAAAGCGGAGGTGACGCATTAATCCTACGTAACTCTTTGAACTTCCTGCTGCGCCGCCCACCAAAATAATCTGGGCGTCGGAGTTGAGGTATTTTTGCTGGAACTCCGACGCTGGGCCTATAACAACTTCATCTGGTTTTAGTTTCAATTAACTTCCCTCACTATGAAATTCCACCCACTCCTTATCGTAATGAGGAATCCAATTTTCTCGGAACATTTCAACTAATTTATCAAAATGAAATCTAGGGTATTCTACATTTTCTAACTTAGAACAAATAGTGGCAAAAGAATAGGCTTTTGGCTTATCGTTCTCAATCCAGATATTGTAATAATTTGCGGCCATTGCCCATACCCTTGCTCGGGCTGGTCTTGCTAAGGCTGCACTTTTCTGCCAAGGTTTTAAGGATTTCTGGTACTCAGACAATTGAGCTTTTTGCTCTTCTGAAATAACCTTACCTATCTGAGCCAACCTAGATTTTTCAACAGCTTCTGGCGATCTTTTCTTACCTCGAAAAGCATCTCCAATCTTCTTTCTGGCAGACTCTGGAACTGTCCAACCGGAAGCAATTAGTTCTTGTCGCTTTGCACTTATCTTACTTTTAGTCTCTTCAGAAACTTTATGACCCATCATTTTCTGCCTACCTTTTTCGATAGACTCTGTTGTTCTTTTATGACCAGTTAGTGTTTGACGAATCTTCTCTTTTGTTTCTTCAGAGACAACCCTATTACTCATAAACTCTGCTTTAGCAATCTTAGCTTTCTCAACTTCACGAGAAGTAAGAATACCTTTATGAGAATTTACAGTGCGTGCATAAGCCCACATCAAACTATAGTTATCAGGATTAGCTTTCCACAAAAGACGATGTGCAATCACATGCTCTCTAGGGGTAAACAGAACAAAGTTGGAATTTTTATCAGAACCACCGAGACATTTGGGGATAATGTGGTGTTTTTCAAAATAACCATCTAAGACTTTCTTATCTAAACCTCTAGCAACACACTTATCAACTAGAGCATTATAAATTTTCTGATAATTCAAACTTAAACACTCCCAAACTGAATCTTCATCCGTTCGGGAATTGCTTGCACTACCAATTCTTTATAGCGATTTCGATCACCTTCGAACAAGAAGTTTTCTTCAATTGTCCCAGTGATATGTTTTACAGAATCACAGAAGCCAACAACACGACCATTAACTTTATCCAAAAGATTAGCTTTATTAGCCCAAGAGTCATCTTTCTCAAGATTCTCAATTGAGTCGATAACAACCATCTGCTTGGCTCGGAACAAATGAGCTAGTACAAAGTCTTTTGAAATGTTGGCATCGAACAGCATCAAGTCACGAGCAAGACCTTGGGTCTTTGCAATACAGTTATCACCACATGCAATAAACTTAATCTTTGAACCATTCCTCAATGTTGCAATTGCAGACTTTTCAGAGTAGCGAATATCTGAACCAAACATTTTTAGCATGTATTCTTTAACACTGCCAGCACGATTAATATGAAACCATGTTGGAACTAAGAATGTCACATTGATATCTTGGTTATCAGAAGCTACTTGCCAAGCTTTCATAAGCAAGGCTGTAGTTGCACCTGCTCCGGGCTCTGCTGTAATAACCGTGAGCTTCTCGTTTGATTCAAGAAGCTCTTTCTGCATCTTTGTTGCAAATACAACTGACATAGCGTCTTACTCCATAGCGGATTGATTAAATTGTATTACTTAAACTTTCGCATTAGCTTCCAAGAAATCTCGGATCATTTGATTTTTATCTCTGCCTGTAATCCCACGAGTGGCTACAATAGGTCGTAGATCTTCAATCCGCATTTCTTGCAAAACTTCTTTCGTCCAATTCTCGTGGACAATCACAACTTCAACACTAGGCTCTGACTTAAGAAACTCTTCAGTCTCAATAACCATCACACACGCGTGAGGATAATCATTGTAGAATCGTTCTTTCTTGTCTAGCTCAGCACCTTTCTTAGCGTACTTGATAATGTTGTCAATAAAGTTATGACCGTAATAATCTTGACTTGTAATAAGCAATTTGTACTTGTTCATAATTTCTCTCCGTTTGTTCTCAATTCATAAAAGAGATATTACGCTACGTAACAGTAGTTTGTCAAGCTTTCTTAAAAATAATTATCAATTAACTAAAAATAAATGCCAACTCTACCACCTACCCGTAAGTTGACTCTCAGACTCTAAGATTAAGTCTGCCTTCTCCACTCGATAGCTTACCTATCAGCATTGGAACTAGACCTCCGCCAGAAGGTCTTGGGTTTCCGAACTAGGCAGCTCAGAAATTCTTTCAGTCTTTCTTTTCTACAGGCTCATCAAACGTCAACTTCAATCGAGGAACAAGCTTCACAATCTCAGCAGCTTCTTGCTGCTCATCTTCGTCGTCATCCGAACGCTTACCTTCTATACGGATCTTAGTCAGACTAGCCTCTTCACTAGCTGCGGCACGGTCCAAAGCAATGATGCTAGAAACGATCCACTTCGAACTGTCCAACTGTTGAGTTTCTACTTTCTCACCTTCCACACTCTTCTTGATATTCTCAAGTGCAGTTGGTTGAATCTTACGTAGTTCTTCAGCGGTTTCACGAAGCTTAGACTTCTGGATGCGAATTTTTGAATTTGATTTCGTATTTCTATTGCTTTTCTCACCATCAAAACGATGAGCCTTCTGTGCTGCTGTTTGTTCTTTTTTGTTAGCCATAATTAAATACCTATAATTTCAAGATCGCACTCAAGGTAGCGTATCACCTGAAAATTTCTTAAATTCTATCAACAGGACATACCTGCAATATACTAAGAAGTAAGGATAGAATTTAAGAAATGACCCTGTTATATTGCCTATAAAATATAGGAGAGGATACGTTACAGGCACAAGGTCAATAGCGAAATAAAGGAGGAGAGAACTTTATACGCTTAATGTCCGGCATAGAGGAGGAAGACGCCGGGAGGAAACACACCTTTCTAGGATTTGATCTTCGTGGTGTGGTGAAACTAATTTGAAGTATCACGCTTTTCACGGGGCTGCCAGTAATCATTCTCTGACCCGGTATCGACTTCGGGGCTTTCGCCTATACTTCAAAACTTGGTGGGTCCATCCAGACTTGAACTGGAAATCAACGAATTATGAGTTCGCTGCATTAACCAATTATGCTACAGACCCTAGATTAGTTCCGCATGTGCGGGAAAGTCCACGTTCTTCCAAACTCTATAACGTTACGGTTGTAGGACTGACTTGCGCCTTGAAGACATAACCACTGTTTTGAGTAAACTAATGATCTGTTTCTTATCAGGCGACTTTATCTGGAAAGTCACATTACCACTACCAAATTAGGAGGCCAATATTGGTTTAGGCACAGATGTTCTTTCGGAGCATCCCTTCCAGATTTAAACCCACTCTTCTTCATTAGTAATTTCGTCACAACCGATATCAAGATATTCAAACATCTCTTGTGCAGAGCTAAACCGAATAAGGTTTTCACCACGATCAGTTGCATCCATCACTTCTTGAGTTTTGGTATTTGGAATCATTTTATTTCTCCTATGTTCGCATCGTTTTCACATTACCTATTATACAGACTTATTTCCGATTGTCAACTAATATCTTTCATTTTGTTATAAAAGAATATTAACTATCAGAATCTGTAAATGTATGCTCTATACAACATTGTAACATTATTACATTCTATTTGCAACTACTTTCTATTCAGAATAAGTCTCTGGAACGTAGAAAGGGTCACACTGATCTTCGAATGTATAGGTACGCGGTTCAAATTGATCGATGTTATAAACAACAGTTAGGCAGCTAGCACAGAAGTCTTCTTCACTGCCGTCATCTTGTTTCATTTTAAAATTCCTCCACGAAAGAGGCACATTACAGCAACGACACCTCATCGGAGGATTCCTTTAATTAAGTTCAGAAGACTAATGTATCAAATAAATATCTAAAAAGCAAGTGTTTGCGAAAATAATTATAAAATTCTTATTCCTCCCATTTCAGAAAAGATATTCATAACTTGGTCTAAGTAAATAGTGTAGCAAATCTCCGACCAACCTGACTCAGAAGTATCCATTTCTAATAAACCCCTAGGGATAAGATCTTTACATTTTCTTTCCGCAGCCTTGCACTCTGCAATAGTCCCATACTCGTATATGGCAAACAGCTCATGCCTGTACTGGGAATTATAGTTGTGTTGTATAAGTCTGTTTCTAGAGTTTTTAGATATTCCAAATTTAATAGCTACTGGAACCTGTTCATCATACATCAGATTAATATATGATTCTGTTTGCCTATGAAATGCACAAGAACAACCAACTTGACCCCTCTGCAAGTGTCCTTGCTGGCTTTCATATACATCTCCACACCTATCGCAAGTTATTTGCCAATAAACACACTGACCTCTCTTAGTTGTCCTGTCTATTCGTTTAAACTTGGTTTCGCTTCCAAAAGAACCTGACTCCATAAAAGATTTAATCATAATACTTTCTGGTTTAATATTAAACTTTCTAGCAGCAGCCATTCCCTTGATATCTCTACAATTGATACATCCACGCTCTGCACTCCAAAGCATTGATAACTCAAGTGACCAAGTATGGTTACACTTTGTACAGGATAAATTACAACGGGAGCTGGAGCCTGTATAGGGTTGGATTATGCCACAAAACCTATGTCCTGCATTTTTAGCGGATCTTTGACTTTTAACTATAGCTTGTTGTTCTGTCCAAATAACTTTTCCTGCACAACCACAAAACAATGCACCCTTTAAGTAATTTTGTTTGTCTGTATAAAATAAAGAATCACCAAATAATTCTGTGTCAAAGGAACAAACATTGCACTTGAATATATAATCTGTTCTTTTATTATTTCTAACTGTACCTATGTATCTGTATCTACCTGAATCTTGTAATTTATAGTCTTTCTTTATGTCTTGAATTGATCCACTGTAAATCATCTTACTCTCTTTCTTGTATTAAATATTATTTATATTGTATTAGATTTACATTTCAACTGAGTTCAGATAGGAACTTCAGATAAAGAAATACCTTACCCAGCCATACAAAGCCAACGCTCTGCCTAAGACCGAGTAACGTACCTTATCTGATAGCTCTATCTGCCTCTGTCCGTTATTAGCAATTAAATTGCCTTTCAACTTGAGACGAGATTTAGTGAGTGAATAAATCACTCTATGGTCTACACGGACAAACGTAGCCACCTTCAGGACAATGACACTAATAACGCATTGTCTCAACACATTGCATATCGCACGACTTTATTAGAATCGTTAGGGAGGTAGTGTTTTTCAGTTTACCTTGCAGACTGTCCCATCACTCACAGTAGTCCGCTTGTTTAAGAAAGAAGCTGCCATCTCACACAGGAAGCGTTAGCCACCATGTTAACCGACCTTCAATCCGATCCTTAATCCAATGTGCTTTCGCTTAGAGTTTTAAGGAGTGCATCAATTATACAGAATTATAGAAGTAGAGCAAGAGATTTATTTAACTCTTTAATTTTACTAGCTATTCATCTTATACTAACATGGATTTTCAAATAAAGCAAGCCCTTTCGTCTTTTTTTGATCCATCATCACCAAAATAATCCCTATTCCAAATCAACCTAACCAAACCTAAATTATTTTAGCAATCCGCTTGCTTTCCACAAATCTGTAGCGTAGAATTGGTTCATCAAATAGAGAAACACCTAAAGGAGAGAAGAAATGAAAACATACGAACTGAAAATTGAACCTTGCCACACAGATAACGAGAAGATCTATCGCACCAAAGGTCACCATAGTGCAGACGATTTCCTTAAGGCTTTGAAAGAATATGGTGTAGATATTACCTATTACACAGTTCCTGAACAGATTTATATTAAGACTACTCCCGCACATAAAGATTCGTGGTGCTCTGCCCACTATAACATCGTAGACAAGTCTGTTCGTGGAGCTTATCCTTGCACTTATGTTAGGGAATATGGGGAGGTCTATAATGAAGATTGATTATGTTATGGTGTTTCTTGTTGGTGTTTGTTTTGGAGCAATTCTTCAATATTGGTCTTAGGAGGTCTAAACTATGAAAGATCCAGTCAAGCATTGCAGCCTGTACAAAGAGGAGGGCTGTACCCATGTAGATGGGATGTTGTGTGATTTTGAAACTTGTTCAATGCGAATTGGTTATGATAATAAATATATTGCACTGCTGAAACTTGTGACAGATCACAACCAAGCATGCGATTCTGAGTGTAGTGCTAACGCAAAGTATTGTATTGATTATTTGGCTGTTGGGCGTAGATGCTCAGGTTGTCCTAAGTATTACAAGGTAGATATTTAATCATGCGCTACTCAAAAGGTCGTTGGACAGCTAGCTACCGGGACACTTATAGCCTCGATATGACCCTACCCCCAATCATCTACGCCGGACTATCTAAATTCCACTCAGTGTTGGAACAAAAGAACCGCGAAGGGAAGTGTCTAGGCGTTCCTAACGAATACTGTGCAAACCCCGATGTAGACGTAACAGACCAAGAAATACAAAATTGGCTAGACGACATCAAGAAGATGATGTATGCTTTCGAGAACAAAGAGCCTGATATGAGCTTGTATAATTTCAAGCTTACGATGGTGCCTGTGGAATGTGAGCTTGCAAAATCTTATGAAGGTAAATTCGGCAAGTCATACACAATCGAGTGTGATAATCTGGAAGAGAAAGCTAGATATTATGTGGATTGTGATGAGCATGAGAGGTTGGTGCAAGAGGGGCTTGATTTGTTCAGTCAGAAATACCGCTCGTTGTGGTGGTAAATTAATAGGAGAAGACGAATGAGGGTCGTAATAGATAAGAGCTTTCTGCTTGAAGATGCGAATAAAGAAGATATTGATTTTTTAAAGGGTTGCACCATCTTCCATCAAATTGAGGGTACGGGAGATGTGACAATCATTGAGCAGAAAATAGACTTGTCAGAGGACTACATGGAAGCATTTCTTGATATCGTAGACTGGGCTTGTAGAGGTACAATTACTTTGGAAAGATACGCAACAGGACGTTATGGATTGAAACTCTCATGACAATCCTCCTAGCATGGTCCGTGTGTGCCATTTGCAGCTTTTCATTGGGCAAATCCTACATAGAAAACCTCTTCCGTCCCTTCGGAGGGCTGCCATCAGTCTGTAGACGTATCTGGCTGGAAGACCCTGAAAACACCGCCAAAGATAGACAGTCTTTGAATGAAATGCCAGATGGATTCATTGCAGCAGTCCTTTATACAATACTTCTTGTGCTGAACCTTATGTTGTGGCCACTTGTATTGTCTGTTATCATCTGGCTTAAGATATTTCCATTGGATACAGAAGAGTTGGAGGAGTATAGGGAATGATTGATCTACCAATTACAAAATTCAGGGCATGGGCAATTGATCTTGTCTATACTGACGGCGATGAAGTTACAGCCTATTGGGATGAAGTTGCTGGTGTCTATTGCTGGAATAGTTGGAGTGTCCCTCGCAGGGGTATTCGAGAAGTAGTTATACCAGACAATACCTTTCAAAAGGGAGGAGTAAAATCTCACTCAGAAATTTATCTTGTTGAGATTACTCGAACACCTCGTATAGAAGAAACAGTTTCAGTGGAGAAGCTAGTCAAATGAAAATCCGAATCTGCCAAATGACCTACCCATCCAAGAAACCATTCCGCGTGTTCTACGGGAAAGAAAAGCTTGCAGAGTTCTCTACAAAAGAGAGTGCTGAGGAATTTGCTAAGATTTATTTAGTGCCTCCTTATACGATGCAGACAAATGTGTGGTATAAACGATGAATTATGAATTCTCGCATAAAGGTGCATAATTTATGAAAGTTTGTTGTAGTAATGGAAAACTATACGATTCGTTGACAGAGTTTGAACGTCTTGGTGGATGCAACAACGATCATTGCTTTGGTCCTATTGAAGAATATGTCTATTTACAATTCTGTGGGACATTCCACACAAATGAATGTACAAGCTCAGATGATTTAGCTAAACTACTAAGACAACCTAATTGGGAAGACTGGATTGCCTCGCAGATTGAAGAGGAAGGGTTTGACAAGTATAAAGAGTGGTATGCTAGGATGCTTCAACGTGGAGCTATCTGCGACGAGATGATTGAAGCTCATAATATAATGTTTATGGAGGAATGATGAAACCACAAGAGATTGACAAACTAGTTCAACTTGACCCTAATGGTATGAACGGAACTATCATGCAAACTCTTCTTCACCCTGAAGTGAATGAGATTCCTTTTGCAGATGCTTTGTATCATTTGTTGAGCAAGACTCTTGAAGAACGAGCTTATTATGAGAAAATGTATCAGAAGTTCTTTAATGTGCTTACAGCGAATGGTTTGATGACTAATGAATTGCTTGGATTGGAGGAGAAATGAAAATTACAGACGAACAAAAGAAAGCAATCTATACAGCTTATATGAAATGGGCAACTCAGCTATTTGACGACCTTGAGGATAAGAGTGTGATTACGGCTGAGGAGCTGGTCTATAAGGTGTTGAGTTTGGTGGAATCATCTCTGACAGAACAGGAATTAGATGAAGAATATGTGAAGTAAAATGTGTAGACTATTTTGAGAAAAAGCTTTACATCAAGCGGTTTGTATGAGATTCTAGGGTTGTGGGAAATTGCTGGGAAATGTGAAGTGAAGAAGGCGGTATAATTTAAATTATTGAAGGAAATACTAATATGGGAAGTCGCGAGAAAGCTATCTTGAGTCTGGTTGACGGTGAGGAAGTATTCAGCACACGTAAGAAATCTCGTGCTGATAAAAAACCAACTCAATCAAACCGTACAGATGAATGTTATGGAGTTCGTTCATTTGTTCCTACAATCTGGCAGAAGGAGGCACTTGATGTAATTGAAGCTCACGATATCACTTTTGTGGACTCGGTAGCCGGTACGGGTAAAACGACGATGGCTTTGTATTACGCGTGCAAAGAGTATCTTGCAGATGTAAATAAACAAATTGTGTTTGTGCGTACTCCTGCTGAAGTTGGTCCTGACCGGATTGGATTTCTTCCCGGATCGGCAAAGACAGATTCTGAGAACAAACTTGGTCCACACTTTGAGTCTACCAAAGCTTTGCTGCAAGACTTTATTGGTAAGAACAAGATGGATGCAGACGAGGGTAAACGCATTCACTTCTCAATTCCAAATTTTGAACTCGGGAAGACACGAGAGAACACCGTATATATTTTGGACGAATGTCAGCTCCTACAACCACTGATTTTGAAACTGTTGCTGGAACGGATTGGTCACGGTACAAAAACTATTGTACTTGGTTCTAGTGGTCAGCTTTACACAACTGATCGTGGACGTAATGGCTTGCGGGACGCTTACGCTCGGTTTTTCACACAAGATATGGAAAAGAAATACGAACGTATTGGTCATTACAAGTTTCCACTGGACGCTATCCAGCGTGCTGATGTTGTACGGGATGTTATTGAGGCTTATGAGAATGAGTAAGGAGGAAGTTTGACGGATATAAATGGAAATAAACTACATAAAAATGCAATTGACTGGGAAGGACAGGTAATCGGAAGACTTGTGATAAAGAAGTTAATTGGCAGGCACAAAACTAGGAAAACCCTTCTGTGGGAAGCCGACTGTTCATGTGGTAACAGTACTGAAGTTACATCAGCAGAACTTTCAGCTCAGCATACTAAGTCGTGTGGGTGTCTGTGGAAAGAGATGCTTGAAGAGCGGAATAAAGAGTTCGCTGAAAAATACCAAACTCATGGGATGAGCGGAACTGTAGAACAGAAGGCTTGGAAAAGGATTAAACAAAGATGTCTAAATCCTAACTCGGCGGAATATGAGATTTACTCTAAGATTGGTATTTCTGAATCCTTCGCTGAAAGCTTTATGAACTTCTACAATGATATTGGTCCTGTACCGCAAGACTTTAAAGGGCGTGTTTCAGTAGACAGAAAAGAAAATTCATTAGGGTATGTTGAGGGGAATGTTCGTTGGGCAAATGATGATATGCAGGCACGGAACAAAGGGATGTATTCTAGTAATAAAAGCGGCATAAATGGAGTCAGGCTTCATGAAAATAAGAACGGTACGCGATATTGGTGTGCCACTTGGTATCCGCTATCAGGTAAACATAAAAGTAAATACTTTTCTATAGCTAAGTACGGAGATGAACTGGCTTTCTTTGCGGCATGTGAATATCGTAGTTTGATGATTGAGCGTTTAAATATGGTGGGTGCTGGATATGCCCATGATCATGGTAAGTGAGGAATAATTTATGAGCGAAGAAACCTTTATCCCAATGTTCCCACCAAAGAACATTTTTACAACCGAAGTTCGTGGTCAGCAACATACATACTACCTTACTGGTCCTATCACTGAACCAGAAAACTATGTAGACTTGTGTAATATCCTCCGTACATCCGGAGCACAAGATGAAATTATCATCCGCATCAATAGTCGAGGTGGCATGGTATCATCGGAACGAATGATTGTGACAGCGATGGAAGAGTCCGAGGCTAATGTTGTCGCATTTATTGAATATGATTGTATGTCAGCGGCCACAGGTATCTTCTTGGCAGCAAAACAGCACGGATGGGCTAAACATATCCAGTTCATGGCACACTGTTCATGGTGGGGCAGTATTGGTAAAAACCCGGATATCAAGAGTCAGACAGAGTTTGGCATTAAACAAATGGAAGAGGAGATTGTCTCCACGTATACTGGACTGTTGAGTGACGAGGAAATTTCTCAACTAAACGAAGGTAAAGAATTCTGGTTCGGTGCAAAAGAACTTGAACGGCGTATGGAAAGTTTCTACGAATATCGTCAAAGCCTGCCTTGCCCTTGTGGCGATGAAAATTGTTCAAATAACCCACAACAAGAAGAGGATTTTGACGACTTCCCAGAATTCAACTTGGAAGAACTCGTAGAAAAAGCTGTCCAAGCTGGTGTAACCAAAGCTCTTGCTGCAAGGGATGCAAAGGAACGCAAAGCTTCTCGCCCAAAGAAACCTGAAGCTGAAGCAATTATAAAATAACTCTGGACAAACCTCTGTGCCTGACCTAGAATACGTTCTACAAAGGCACATTTAAACAAATTAATAGGAGAGAATATTATGTACACTGAACAAGAATTGAATGACGCAGTATTCAAAGTTGTAGAACAGAACAAGATTCCATATACACAAGATGGTCTTGACTTTCTACTAAAAGAAACTATTAACCTTCTGCCTAAACGTGAAGTAGTTTTTCAAATTGAGTGTATTGAAGATATGTCTGTACAAGATCGTGAAGAACGTAAGTTGCCTAAGATTACTGTGACATACCAATGAAAAATATCTTCGACACTCTATATGAAGTCCCAGACGCCGACGACCACCCTGACCCATGCTTTGATGTTGACCCATGTATTTATTTAGAGCTTGATTTAGTTTCGAACTGTATTGATTGAGGAGAAATGATTTGAATTACGAAGAAATCGGAATTGAACAACTTGAGTCATCCATTGAGCATTGGCTTCTCGGAGACGAGCAAGACTGTGTGGAAAACCTAGGAGAAGATTTGACTAGCGCTGTTAAGGAGGCTTTGAATTATGAGTAGAGAAGAGTATGATGAATGTATCAGTAAGTTGGAGACTGGAACCACTTACGAAAAACTTCAAGCAACCATACTCCTCTCAATACTGCCGACTTATAATAGTAAAATTCCTGTTGAAGAGGGTATGGCTAAGATTGATGAGGCTGTGAGGAGTTTTAAATATGAGTGACATAGACCAGCTTACTAAAGAGTTTATGCTGATGTGTGTAGAACAACAGAAAAGAATTCAACCACATCCAAGTGACAACGAGTATTTGCAAGGGATGATTATTCAATTGACCGGGAAAATGTTTCAATTGGAGGCACGCGTTAAGGAGTTGGAAAATGACTGACTATGATCTTTGGTTAGATGAAAATCTAGAAGATTGGTACTCCGAAGACGAAGACAGCCAAGAACAAGATTGGAATGATTACGAACCAAACGAATATCCAGATGAGGAGTTGGATTGATGGCTGAGAAGAAAGAATTAAAAGTCACGACTGTATCCTTTGAAGACTTTACTGCTTACGACTATATTTGTCAGGCTGCTTTCTACTTCAAAGATGCGCTTGGTCAAATTCACATGCTGCACAGCTCTAAGCGTGAAGAATGTCAAGCGTGGGTGGATTTGAATTATCCGCCGAAGGGTAAATATAAAGTTATCGCTAGCCGTGAACAGAAGACAAAGAGTCGGCAAGAGTCAGGTGAATATTCGGCTGTTGGGGTTTCTACACGAAGGGGTCAAAAGAAATGAGTTATACGATTACATATAAAGAAGAAACAGAGATGTTCTATATGAATGACAAACCCGAACCCTTGATCGGTTATCATTTAGAAGCAATTGGTAAGGAACTTAAAATTCAAGACATGGATAACGCTCTATCAGAAAGCCAGATGCTCAGTATCTTGTATTCGCACGGTGTTGAAGTTAATCTTCTTGAGGAAGATGGTTCTCGGATGGAATGGTAATGAAGGATAAAGAATACAACACATATTTTGATTTCGCCTGTCGTGTGGCACTAAACTCCTATGCTGAACGCAAGAAGGTGGGAAGCTGCTTGATCACCCCAGACGAAGTAGTTCTTATTGGATGGAATGGCACTAGTAAAGGCTTTGATAATAAATGTGAGGATGAGTATGGAGGTACACTTAGCACCGTCCTACATTCAGAATCTAACGCCATTATGAAGGCAACCAAGGCAGGTATAAGCCTGAAAGGCAGCACAATCTTCACGACATTGAGCCCTTGCCAAGCTTGCAGTAATTTGATTGTACAGGCAGGGATTACTAAGGTAGTATATGGAGAGGTGTACAGAGACACGGCACCATTAGAATTCCTCAAAAAATGTAATGTTCATGTAGAACAATTTAAAGGAGAACAAAATGCACTCTAAAGCTAGCAAGTGGGATTCAGAAGAAATTCTCGACACTAAGAAACTCCAATTATTCGCCCTAGACGAATTCATGTCAGCATTAAAATATGAGCGAATTAAATGGGCTTATGGCCCTATTACATATCAAAGTTGGCATCGTAAAAATAAAGGTCGAAATATTATTTCATTCAAAAGCGCTGTTGGGTTATATAATAACAATTCTGTAAAATGCCTATTCGGTAAACCCCCTGTCACCCTTAGTCTGTGGAGCTTCGATGATTACACTGTTGCTAAGGCTAAAGCAGCTCGTCCATTAAAGAGTATTAAACTTCAATTCTGCAAAAAGACCAATCAGATTATTGTTCAAGACCATCGTGTTCAATTTACTTGTAGCTCATATAAGAACCTTTTCCTCAACAATAAGCATCTATGAGGTGATATATGAACCCTAGGACAACAGTGTTGCTATTCGAATCCGGCTCGTGGTGCTGGTCAGAGGACTATCATCTAGCTGTGCACAAAGATCTCGGACGATATGAGGAAGTGTATTTTGCAAAGGGTTGGCAGGACTGTGAGGTCGAAGAAGTTATCTCTGAATACTATAGAGCTAATCTATTAGAGTTGTTTCCATAATGAATATTTATAAGGGCCTTGGATATTGTTTCCTTGGCCCTTTTGTTTTATTCTGTAGTTACAAATTCAAAGGAAGTCTTATGAAACAGTTCGAAGGATTATCTGATTTCTTTCTTAATGCTACTGAAGAAGAGAAAACAGAGGTATATCTTAAAGTCATTGAAGAAGCTAATAAACAACAAATTGAAATTATTGAGGCAGCAAAGGAGAAAGAAGAAGATGGCATTTTGTAGATGGTCTAGTATGGATTGGGCGTGTGATTTGTATTGCTACGAGTCATCACAGGGTTTTGTTACGCATGTAGCTGAGCAGAAAGTGATCGGCGACATACCAAAGGTGGATTCATCTCTTTTCCTAAATTTCACTGATGAAAACAGCGAGAAGTTCTTTGAACAACAGAAAGCTCAATTTGATTTCCTAGAAACTGCTGAACGTAAGTCAATTGGTTTGAAGTACGATGGGCAGACATTCTATGATGACAAAGATACTTTCTTATCTAGATTGAAAATGCTTCGTGAAGAAGGGTATAGGTTTCCAGAGATTACAGAGGAGGATCTAGAGTGAATAGGTCTGATTGGTTTGAGGGATTACTGTGGGCCGAGGACATGTGTTCGGTAGGAGAAGGTTGGGGTGCTGTACCAGTTAAAATTATGCTAGGCTATGCACATGAGGAGTCAGCCTGCTATGAATCACCAGAAGATTTCTTTGATGGAGCACACAGTTATGCAGAACATGTTTGGAAAATATTGAATAAGTTGGGTAAGTAATGACCAAAAATAAGCTAAAGAAAGATCTAGAACTAATCCACCGACACCTAACCCGAGCAGAAGTGGTTATGGAAAAGATTGCAGACAAACTTGGCATTGACAGGCACGCCTACCTTGAAATGACTCTATATGAGATAGAGGAGTTACTGAAGTTATTCGGAGACACTAATGAACCTAGTGAAACAAAGAATTAAATGGGAATACGAATATGCTTTTGGTAAACCTGTAGAATTCCAAGCATTCTTGGATTACAAGAAATACAGGCACACGGAAGACTTTAGACTTAACTTTGGATTGGAAGAATATTTTGAATACGTGATATCTCTTGAAAACAAAATAGCCGAGCTTACTAGCTCAAGGTAGCATTAACATGAAACTCTCTACACCAATAATTCTTTCCTTTACAATCCTTGCAACAGGTTGTACAATTCACCAACCAAAGCAAGCTGATAGGGTTGGTCCCGGAACATTCTATGCTAAATGGCAGAAGGAAGTGATGGAAGCCTGTTCTGACAAGGCTGCTGAAGTTGTTCTAAAGTTTACAGCGGATAAATACAAGGAAGGGATTTTGTTGACGGAGAGTGAGATTGTTATGATTCATCAGGTATTGGTTAAGAAGTGTTCCCAGAATAGTGGGCTGGTTATATAATTGGAGAAATAGATGTTAAAAATGTATGTTGCTGTACTAGATGCTGTTCCAGACTATATGGTGCCCACTCTTGTCGCTCATAGCGTGATCAATGGGCACAGATTGTTTGAAGGGAGTGCTGTTTATGATCAATGGCTGATTAGTTCATTTAAGAAAGTGGTGGTGCGTGTAAATAACAAAGAATTTGATAAAATAAGCTCTACATTGGAATGCTGGAAGGGACATGAGAATACAACTCTTGGTGGAATGCCTAGTTGTCTTGTAGTGATGCCAGTGGATAGTGATAATATTCCGAATGTATTGAAATTTGCTAAAATGTGGAAGCCTAGGGAGAATAATTGATGAGCAATCCATCGTTTACACCAATGAGTGAAGAGCAGCGAGAAGAAGTACGACTGAAAAGAATTGCTGATCAAGAGTCGGCTAAAGAGAATTTAAACACTTCCTACGCAGATGAACAATTTTGGCGTGAACAAAGTAGTTTGTTCGGAATCCGACTACCAATGTGGTGGAAGCCAGCTTCGGATACCAAATATGTAAGGCGTGCCTGTAAGAAACTTGGTATTGATGTTAAAGACTTCGTTGCCAGTACAGGATTCAGCAACATTAATCAATTTGTGCAGAATAATCCTCGGTGGAGTGCACTAGCTGTGGTAGGTTTGTGCATTGAGTACAAACTAAGTAAAGAATGCAGAGAAAACTAGGAAAGTTGGCGTAGTTTTACTATAATAGAACGTAATTGACAAAGAAGTAGCCCGGTATTGGCTCCTAGGAGAATATGATGTTTTTAACCCTTTATTTTACCGTTGTACTTGTGATACTCTACACAGAGGCGAAAGATTGCTACATTGCTAATCGTAAATTTGAAGTTGGCTCAGAGCTTATTTTCTCATTTACTTGGCCAATCAGTCTTCCCTTGTCTATCTACACTATTTGGAAGGAAAAGAAGTGAAGGTTAATAAAAGAAACAAATTAGTTTGCGGTGTTGGTATTAATGATGCTGATTATCCCGTCCACGTATGTGAAATGGTGGACGGCAAGTGGAAGATCACTTGGAAATGTCCTTTCTATATAAAGTGGCACGCAATGATGGAGCGGTGCTACAGTAAAAGCTTTATTCTAAAGCACCCTAGCTATATAGATTGCACGTCTGTCCCTGAGTGGCAGAGATTTAGTAACTTTAAAGCTTGGATGCAAACACAAGATTGGGAAAGAAAGCATCTTGACAAGGATCTCTTGGTTTTCGGGAATAGGCTATACGGTCCTGATACTTGTGTGTTTATTGAGAGTAGACTTAATCTGTTTTTAACAGACCACAAAGCAAAACGTGGCCTTTATCCCATTGGGGTAACTTTTGTACAAAGACCGAAAAGAAAACCTTACCGTGCGAAAGGTGTCTCTGTTGTAACGGGAAAGTATGAACATCTTGGATGCTTCAGTACACCAGAAGAAGCTCATGCTGCATGGCTTGCTTTTAAGTTAGAACAGGCGCACATTCTAGCTGCGGAGCAACCAGACGAAAGGGTGGCTAAAGCTTTAATTAAACGGTATGAAAATTATAAGGATGACCGCTTAAATGCAACCATACAATTGTGATAAAGAGTTGGTCAAAGATTTTCTTAAATGGGTCAGTGACAACCACAAGTGCGCCTTGGTAGCTTTTCCAGATGAATTTTCATACAATAAGTATGTGAACTATAAGTTTATAGATACGTGTAAGTTGTTAGATCAGTTTCTTGAGGAGAGAAAGGTATGAAAATCAAACCAAAAGCTCCAATACCACCTCCAATGAGAGCACTCAAAGGATATACATGGGTGAATGAATGGGAACTCGTAGACTGGTATACTGACATGGGCATGCTTTACCCAAAGAACGTGTACGAGGATAGATTTGGCTGGTTATCTAGGTTGTTTAAAAGGGATTACCAGATTAAACTTGAGCATTCTTTAAGATTGAATAAGAAAATCCATGAGGAGTATGTCAGGTTGGGGTTAAAATGAAACAATACACATGTATCAAATGCCTGCACAAAGGGCTGTGTTTACACACTTCCCTAAACAATATTGGAAAGGAGGGAACTATATGATTTGGTATTCAGGGTGTGAGCAGTGTGCTGGAGGGGTGTTTATTAAATGAAAACATTTGAAGAACGTATGCAATCCATAGAAGACCAACTCAAAGAGATTCGTAAAGAGTTGGAAGAGACTCTTGCACTGTATAAGCAAGTTCAGAAACAAAGTGAACAGTGTTGTGAAGGTGGGTCTCAGTGGGGCCACACTTGGGATTGTAAGAATCAGCAGGGTTGAGGAGAGAAGTATGAAATCTAACGGCTGCAATGAAGATGGATGGGATTTGTATGAGGAACAAACTAGACAAGAGTTTGAGTATTATGCTGTTCGTAGGGGCTATTCAGTGGTGAGGGATTCTGAATATAGTTTCTTTTATGCTGAAGAACATACCGAAGCTGCTTGGGAGATGTATCATCAGGGGCATATTAGTGGGAGGACTTGGAATGAGCATAGTACAATTTCCAACAAAGAAGCCTAGTATACACGAAATCAAAGTTCGTATAGATGTTGCGGTTCTTGAAGATGGTTCTATGTGGTACAGAGTTGAGAATTTAAAAACTGGAGAATTCGGAGATTGGATTAAGAATGAATATTGAAGAAATCATCAAAGGCATGTGGTGCAACTGCGGTATAGACCATGTTGAACCTAAATGGCACTCACTTGATTGCTCTTACAGGGCTGAATGGGAATTCCAGAAAGGTACAGTACACATGACGGAGAAAGAAAAGCGACTAGCTGAGAAGGTCACAGGTTGGAAAGCAGAACATGTAAAACAATACCATCCTGATGAATTGGATAGAATCTTTATGCAAAGAACAGAAGAAGCATACCACTATGGAAAACGAACGGAGAAAAGTAAACTGAATTATGACTGATGAAATAAAAGAGAAGGCTATTGCTTTAAGAAAGCAAGGTCTGACTTACGCACAAATATCAAGCGCCTTAGATGGCGCTATATCTATTGACTGGTGTAAAAGAAATCTAAAGGTTGTTGAATACAAAAAAGCAGAAGATCCAATACTTGTGGAAATTATAGCTCTTGCAATCAGGCCCGAAGGCTGCACCAACTACGAACTAACTGGGATTGTAATGAAACACAACCCTGAATTGATCGATAAGAAAGGAGCTTATATGAGTGCATACAAACGCAAAGCACGGGATAGGAATAAAAATTCACTCTTCCGCCCATCATGGATCAGTCCAACCAAAGCCTTTGAAAGCTCACAAGCTATGTACAGTATTGCTGATTCTATCTTTGAACGTATACAAGAAGCTGTACGTGACTACACTGATATGTTCCCAGAAGTAGTAGATAAGAAAGCAATCCTAGACGAGATAGTTAAAATATCTAATGCCCACTTAGTTAAAGAAGGGCTGAGTACAAGGCTTTCAAGGCATGAGGTGGTTGTGGAAAAGCTAATAGATAGACACTCTGTGTGAGGTGCACTTTGATGTGCTATTAAAGTAACAGTGCGGTGCACTATCTACTATTAATGTGGGTGCACTTCATTTCTGATAATATTATATACGTGCAGTGGAGTGTGAAGTGGTGAATAATTATGAAACAGAAATACTAAGGTTAAAAGAAGAATTAGGTTGTGATCTACTTCCCAAGTACTTAACACCTAATCAACAAGCGACTTTACTGAAAGCTATGTTGAAAGATATACAAGAAGAGGAGACTAAGCTTGCAAATAACACATGATAGTCTATGTCTTTTGGCAGAGAAGTTCCTTAGTAAACAAAACTTCGGTGTTGTCTTCCATGATAAATTCAAAGCCTACACTAACAGCGGAGAGCAACCAGACTGTCTGGGGTTTAGAAGTGGATTGTCTTGTCTGATTGAGTGTAAGACATCTAGGTCAGATTTCTTAATAGATAAGCGTAAGAAGTTTAGAATTGATCCACAAATGGGATTAGGTGATTGGAGGTTCTTTCTCACACCTAAAGGACTTGTGACAGTAGATGAATTACCAACAGGTTGGGGATTGTTAGAAACAGATGGTAAGAGAGTTAGTAAAGTGTTTGGCTTCCCAACTAATACCGAGTGGTTTAGTGGCAAACCTTTCACTGGTAATAAACAAGCTGAGTGTGATTACATGTATTCAGCATTAAGGAGGATGGTGATCAGAGGACACTTTAAAGAAGTGTATGAAGGTATTCCTCAAAAGATATAATTACCCAACCCCCTATAAAAAGGAGTCAGCTTGTATTAGTGACTCCTTTTCTTTTGCCTGTAAATATCTGTAAGTCCTGTTAATCAAGGTCTGTAGTCTGAATAATCCTGTCTCGGTATATTGGGTGTTTAACACGCTCTACCCCGGCCACCACACTAAATATTAGGATCCCAAAATATCGTACACGATTGATTAGTGCACAAGCTATTAGTGTGTGTCTCTGTGGGTAGCATCCCTCTAGCCAACGATTGGTATTCCAAACGGTATTCCAAGCCAATGACGTAGACTGTGAATGCCCTTTAAATACAATGACTTAGGCTGCCTGTTCAACTTCCTACTGGTCAACTGAACTGAATAGACAGGCTGCGAGAAAGGGTTAGTTCACATACTTATGTCAAGCATAATGGTAGCTAGAGTGTAGTGACTGGTGGGTATGGGCTGGTTAGGATAGTGTAAAGGAATCGTTACGGGGAGAAAGTGAGAGGGAATGATGATCAGGCTTAGCCATCAGAGATGTCTTCGCATATTGATAGTGGCTAGAAAGTACACTAATCAGTGCATATTAGACAAGCTTACACACTAGCTGTAGTGTAGCTTAGAGGACTTTAGACACAAGATGTAGGAAGGTATTAGAAGAATGTCTATATGTAGTGTTACAGACACAAGAAAGCCACTAGATCTAGTGGCTTGATTATCCTGCTTGAATGTTAGTTAGGGATTACTTGCAAAGCTTTTGAGCTGCTGTATTGAACTTTTCAGCCATCTCCATTACATGGTCATCGGTGGTGTTGTGTTCACAGATAAAGCCAAGATTGAAACGTTTGTCACCATGCACTAGGTAAAAGAAAGTGTTGTTAACAATCTCTAAGCTCCACAAGGTGTCTGCATTAGGTTGAAAGAACACTTGAGGATTAACGTAAACCAGTTCACCTTGTTTAGTGTAGCTGATACTAGTCCAGTCAAAGGAAACAGTCAGAAGGGCTTTCTTAACCATCTGATATTTAGCTTCTTGTTTGGTCATTTTCTTTATCTCTTTGGTTGTTTGCTTCTGATGTGTTTATTTTAAGACAAACGAAAACCCCTGTAAAGGGGTGATTGAAGAAATAGTTGATTTATTTTCGTATATTTTATACACCTTTCATATAATCATTCCAGCGCCTGATACACTCAGTAATACAGTAAATCTCCATCTCAACCCGTTGGAACTCATCTAGAAGTGATAGATCACCCTCTAGGACATCATAGACAAGATCCCCTAGATAGTCTTTTGAGCTATCGTGTAGACTAACTACATTAATCAGGTAGATTTCAGCAATACCAGTTTTATCAAATGCATCATATGTAATTTCATTTGTTTTCCTTTGATTGTGTGTTAAAGCTTCCAGAATGTTACAGACGTTCAAACCTTACAGGCGTATACAAACAGTAATCATCCCCCCATCATCAAGAAAGATTCATATAGATAAGCTCTTTGAGAATAATCCCACAAGATCAATTGAACACCATTGAAGTTTTTAATGAATGGGGTTATTACATTCGTAATGCCTGAAGTTTTCATGTTCTTACTCTCCAAACAATTCATTGAAAAGATCATCATCACAAATGTCGTCAACTGTCATGTAAAGGCTATCATCAAGCATCAACACAGCGCTAGCCTTGTCAACACCAACATTGGCATATGCTTTGCTACCAGACTTGATAGCCTCAAGGTGACGTTTGATGTTCTTAATCTCAGAGGCTGTAGACATTGGAGAGGCTTGTGTGTTAAAGAACTTCTTGCCAGTGCAGTCTGTGATGTAGATAGTGTGCCAAGTAGTCATGTTCTTTACTCTTCAGTTGTTTTGTTTCGATAAAGCTATCTTACCAGAATCATCACTCAACACAAGCTTTATTTTACTTCTTTTCCACAACATAGCAATCACTCTCATGATACGTCCCAATCACATCACTCATATAACGTCTCTCTTCCTTAGCACAAGCTTCTAGATCTTTGTTCAATTCAGCTACAGAATTAGCTGTCCAGACTTGAGTAGCCACACAGTCTGTATTGGAGAAGCATAGAGTGACGTAGAGGATTTGTGGGCTCCTTTCGAAGCCCTGTCAACAATCTATTTCAATCAATCCAAACACTGTCAATCTCAGGGGCTTCAAACTCAGACAGACAATGTGCCCAATCCATCACACTGATTGACTGCATAGTTTCCACTGTAGAGCCTTCTTTCTGCCACTTCTCGGCCAACGAATCAAAGGCTGTATCGAAGTTTTCCAAGGCGGATTCAAGTACAATCTCATCAAATTGGTTGGAAACATTCCACTTCTTTTCACAATTCAACCAAGCTTCCAGTTCGATGTGAAGTTTAGTCTCTACTGCAAGCTTCAGGTTAACAATGCTCATAATCTTTACTCTTCTGTCTTGAGAGAATCTATTTCCTCTCTTCTTGTGTTCTATTGTACAGCTTCTGGTGGGGTGTGCAAGGGGTATTTAAAAGAAAATACTTTATTTTAGATGTTGACGTAGCTTTGATGTGTTGTTATAGTTTACCTACTGGGTCACTCCTGAGAAGGGAGAGTGGGCGATACATAAGTTTTCAGATAGACAAAATAAAAGCGCCCGAAGGCGCTCTCTTTAGATTGCTTGGATGAACTCAGGTGGCACACAACGGCTAGAACGTCCAAGCTTGACCCATACCATACCGTCCTTACACTGGAAGTCTATAACACCTTTCTTACCGATCAGCTTCTTGTCGTTGATGATATTGGTCTTGATCAGGGTGATTGCTTGGTTGGCTTGGAAGGTCATGGCTGTTGCTCCTAGAAGGTTTGTCGTTTCGATAGAGTGATTATGCGGGACTTTCGCCCCTCAGTCAACAACTATTTTAGAATTTAACCAAAGTAGTAGTATAGGCTGGGCTCACTTCACCGTCACCCCAGTCCATTTCTGGATGGAACTCTTCAGTCAGGATAGCGCCGGGGACTACCTTTGCGAAGTCCTTGGCGGCTGCTTTATGGTTCTTACCACTGATAATCACAAGGTTATCGTCATGACCAAAGTGAATGGCTCGTGCAACCATAATCGAGATATCAGCACCGTGGACTTTCTTAGCACTATCATTGATTGCTTTGATTTCGTTGGCGATTGTCATGATGTTCTTCCTAAGCGGTTGTTTGCTTGTGTGTAGGTATTGTGGGGCTTGTTCGACATCTTGTAAAGCTTTATTTTGCTTTATTTTCCAAGTGTTCCTTAACCAAGATAGCAACACCAGCCAATACCAACAACAAAGGGGAAGCTACAGCGAAGTATTCAGCAGCAATGATTATGTAGGCCATTTGTGTATCTCCTTGTTTATGTGTCTATCTTACAAGCCACTGATACTGTAGTACAATTGAATATTTCTATTCTTAGTCCCAAGCTTATAGATTTTACCTAACCCTAAATAGCGCCCACAGTCACCGTAAAATCAGTATAAACAAGAAAAAGACTCTGTGCAAGCAGTCTTTTCATTTATTTTCAGGGTATTGACCTACCACGCGCTGCTACCAACGATTGCCGTGAGTCGTCCAGCTTTCTTCTGGATCTGCCCCGGAGGCTCATCTAGGTTAAGTATTTCAAGCTGTTGATTGTACTTAATAGCTGTAGCTGTCCTACTCTCATACATGGATATCCAGCCAACCTCGTGTAGCTCTAGATAATCATATGCTGACCTAGCTACATAATGAGAATAGTCAGCATCCCAGCCTTGAGAGTTACGACCTTCAAATCTAGAATGTAGATAGTAGGATTTAAGGAATTCATAAAACTCTTCATATCTAGGCATGATATTAACCTTTCATATAATCGTTAAACAAGCGTATGTGCTCATGACTGCAATGAATCTCCATGTCTAGGATTTGATCATCAGAGAGTACTGAGATATCACCTTCCAACACTCGATAGTCAAGATCACCTAGATATTCTTTGTCACTGTTTGACAGGCTGATTGTATCGATCACGAATGTTTCAGCAATACCTGTACTATCAAATGCATCATATGTAATTTTCAATCTTTAAAACTCCTATTCAAGATAATCATAAATCCCCGTAACATCTTCAGGCTTGTACTTAGCCACCACACCCTCTTCACT